TTTTTTTTAAAAATTTAAGTATTATGGCATTAAGTCAGAATGTTGCAACTGCACTCCAGAGAGTGAAGGTTGCTGGTGGTCAAGTAGGTAATGGTGTTAGCTTTGCAAACATCGAAGTACGTGTGAATGATGGTAGCAATATGTTTGCTGAAGGGGATGAATTTGAAATTCCTTCTGGTGAAGATTTGCAAGCTTGTAAGTTCATTCGTAAGTTCAATGGCAATCCTGCTCCTGGTATCTTTGTTGAGGTTGCTGGTCAGCCGAAAGAATTGTATCTCAGTTCATTCGTAAAGGCTGTTGTACCTTACAATGATGATAGCACAAGAGCAAAGGACGCTGCTGGAAATAATCTGCCTGCTGTGATTGCTACGGGTACAGCCGTTGACCTTTGGAAACAATCGGCAGATGCTGAGTCAGCTTTGAACAGCATTGCGGGTAAGAAGTTGAAAATCTCCCAAATCCAATCAGTACAGACCATGCGACAGAGAGCTAATGGTACTAGAACATTGGGTAATCAATGGGTATTCAAAATCGACCTCGCATAACCGTAACCGTTAAAGGTGAATTAGTAGGTGACAGAATCCTCAGAGCAGGAACTGTCATCTACTCAGTTCTACCTAACCTAGATGTTCCTAAGTATGATACATGTTTCTTTCTGTTACAGAAAGTAGGATATGTATATGCTATCTTGAACTATGTTGTATTGAGTCTGCACAACGAGAGCAACAGAGTAAGGAATGAGCATGGGGAGCAGCACAAAGTCCTACCAAATTCCAAATTTTCCAAACATTCAAATGGGACTGGTTAAGGACTAAGTAAGAGAATACACTTTTCTAATGGTTTGTTGTGTTCTCTTACACTATTTAATCCCAAATTTAGGAAATTGTCTGACGAGTCTTTGAAAATTAAGACGAAACGCCTTTAACTAGGCGTCACAATAACTAAATCAACTAATCGTAATAACATGGATATACTCATTTATTTCCTTTTATTTTGTATATTCTTGGTAGGAGTACTTTCATGTGTATTCAAGGACTAAACATAAAGCATTACTTCTTATGAGAATAAACAAATTTGGACAAGTTACGAATAAGAGTAGTGACTTACTCCTTACTCCTCAGCAGGAGGAATTTATGAAATCCCTATTGGATAATGGCAAAGCAACATCATTATCATTACGTTATGGTAGAGCAGTAGCTAATAAGGTTATTATACCATCAACGATACATGATATGACCTTTGATAGCATGGAAGAAGCATTTAGGTGTATGGATTCATTAGAATATGCAGCAGAGCATACTAATGACTTTGACAGCCAAGATGCTAATTTGATGCAAGCACTTCAATATTATTTTGGAAAATAACTTAAAACTTCACAAAATGACAACAAAAGAAATAAATGACCTTATGAGTCTTATTGCTGACACTGCATTTCGTATTGGTGCTGGCATTATAATTGACAAGGCATATATTGAATATCATTTGGACCAAGTTGAAGATAAAGATATAAGAGAGCATAGTAAAAATGTAATTAATTCTTTACTATCAGCCAAAGGTCTTTAACCCTATACAGAACGCCTATCGCTGTAAAGGATAGGCAAGTTTAAACTAATCGCAAATCAATCTCATAATGAACATCTTACAATTACCTAGAGATATAGAAAAAGCACTTCAACTAAGTTGGGATGATATGCATCCTCTTACAGAGAAGTATAAATCCGAAATAGCGGAAAAGCTTTCTACTATTATGTGCATACCTAAGAAAAATGTCTCTTGTAGAAGCAAGTCTACTTTGAGATACCTAAACAGTGTATACAACATAAAACTGGTACAAGGAGTAGGAATCAGAACTCTATTAATAAATAATTCTGTTCTTACCTCATTAAGAGTTACCTGCTATAATTATACATTAGCAGAGTTGTATCTCATAGACTTGGCTTGCAATTATATTCTATCTCAGCCCAACTTTCAACCTGGTAAGCAGGAGGAGATAAAGATTGCAGACATGACTATCGAAGACCATATAAAAAGACTCTTCAACTACAAACTGGACAAAATAAACTCTACTATAGAGAGGAGATTAAAGAAAGAGTTTGGATTTACTTTAAATACCAAAACTTTCTCACTACCAGAACTCGTAACTGTACAAGTTGAAGTGTATCGTGAAGGTGTATTAATATATACCAATGAGGATGACTTTGAAGCTAGAGATGGCAGAATCATACATAGTCTTGATGTAAAGAGGAGAATGACAGCATTAAAGACTAATGGATGGTTATACTTATTATCTAAAATTCCAACTCCAGACCGTAACACTGCAAATATGAACACTCTCAAAGACAGCATATTCAGTCTAGAAAAGGAACTGCAGTCGTTCCAAGAGAGTATAGTAGCCATTAAGGAATGTATTAACAGGAGGGATGAAATTCACACTGTTCCCTACAATGCTCAAATAGACTCCATAAGAGCCAAGTTCAATCAAATGGTCAAGGATTATAATAAATATATAAAAGAACAATAAACCTACGTAATGGGTGCTAGTTTAATAGCTAGCACCATTTATCCATAATTAAGGCAGGTTCTCCGTGAGGAGAATAGGTGAAAGTACAAGTGCTTAGGTTGATTACTGTGAATCGAGTAACTGAAGACCTGTGCTCACTTGGTATAAGAAGAAGCGTTTAATAGTGTACATAAAAGCGTGGATACTCAGAGCACCAAGTATGGTTGTAGGTAAACTAAAGTGGGAATTAGCCATGACACCACTTCAAAAACGTATGGTGTGTATGCAGACTTGCACTTAAATCTAGTCTGTACTAAGGGTGCACTCTTAGTTATCTGTATCGTAACGCAGGTTGGCAGCTCGGAACAGACGGCAAATTCTAACTAATCGTATAACCTATAATTGGAGGATTAAATTATGAAACTTTTCTACGTTCCTAGCAACAAATCAATCATTGCTAAATCTAAAGGTAAATTCTATTCATTGCCTAATGCAGAGGAAATCAGTAAACCTGAAACCATCATTCCATGTCAGCCATTTTTAAAGGAAGATAAATCTTCAAATTGGTGTGATATGCCCGATGATACAGATGCATTCTATGCTTTTTTGAATCAATTTAATGATTTATCAACTAAGGACAGACGTCCTAGAGTCATTAAAATTCATAAAATCAGAATGGCTGTTATCTATACTACCAATGAGGTAGGTGAGCCGTGGTTTCAGCTATGCGGTAATGTTCCACATTATGTATTAAATGGTATCGCCAATATGCTTAAAACTGAGTATTATGACGAACAACATAAAAGTATTGGTTAATATTCCAAGTCCAGCACGTTCTTACGAGGATGTGCTGGAGGAAGAAATCCAAAAACTGAGAATAGAAAATCCAAATTTAAGTTATGAAGAAGCATATAATATTGCTTCTCGCAACTTATATATGGAATCTTTAATAGATTAAAACCTAATAGTATGAGCAATCCGATTAAACTAAGAATAAAGAAACTTCTTCGTCAAATGACAGAAGAATCAGCTGTGAAAATCGCATCCAAGTATAATCTGCAATATGAAGTACTCCAACTTATGAAGTCAGGAGCAACTCCAGAAGAAGCATTAAAACAATATTGTCTATTATGAATATAAGTATTTGTGCTTAATTGTTGCAATACGGATTGATGCAATAGTTTTAGGTGTAAAATGCAATCTTCTGCATAATTATTCATTTTAGATGGATATAATTCCATACCCCGTGAAGGGGTTGGCATCATGACTAAGCCTTTACGTGGCGATGCTATAAGTAACCTATTAATAGGTGAAACTAATTGGTCATATTGTTTAATTTAATAACTAATCGACAATGAAAATTGAAAAGAACAAATTGGTGAATCGTGCTCAAGTATTAAACCCAGACATTCAGTTAGGTGTAATTGCCTATTCTGTTGCTGAAATGGCTTCTATCGTTGAACAAGCCGACAAAAAGCTTAATGCTGGTAAAATAACTGAGGAAGAACATAAGGCTGTAACGGATGATGCTATCGAATACATCAAGTCAGCCAAGGAATTGTGTGTAGAATCCAACTTGGATTGGAACGTGTGTATCCTGCTGTCTCGTACTAATCTTGATAAGTATGTGGAAAGCAAGGTTGACTAAGGCTGTATTCCTACTTATGGTAGGATACTTAGGCTGGCAATGTACTAGAGCATCTTTATGGATTCCTCTAGTACTATGTGTGTTATTAGGCATTTTTATTATTCGACTTAAAAATAAGGATTTAGCATGAAAAAGATTGACGCAATTTTGAATGGAACTAAAGAACAGTACCCATCATTAATAAGCAAGTTATCTGATATTCTCGAACCGTATGCCCTGCTTGCAGTAGGCAAAGCACCCGTTTACGTTGGACGTGTAGTTGAAGAACTCAAAGTAAAGCAATGCAAAGACTGCGGAGCTTTCATATTTAACATTGATGGCAATGATGTTGCTTATGTTAATGTTAAAAGAATGGAAGCATCAGTATTCGGTGGTGAGACATTTTCAATCTCTACGGAAGATGCCAAGTTAGTAACTGATGTACTGGCTGCATTAGAGAACCGTAAAGAAGAGGATGATGAGAATCCTGTTAAGGAAATTCTTGAGAATATGCCTAAGGAACTCAAATCTCTTCTTGGAGCAGCTATCATGGTATCTAAACTCCGTAGAAAGGGAGAAGACAACTAAAGAAGGTTTTGGAGATAAATATCAAGGAGTTAGTCCACTGTGAAGTGTATTAGCTCCGCCAACTGCTTGCTAAAAAGTATAAGTAATATGCCAAAGGATTATGCACTAAGGACGTTACATTCTAAGGAGAAGATTATCTTCTGTGGATGTGATGCTATAAGTGGTTTATTAATGCATTACCTACTTGATGAATTGTTTGGTAGGGGCGAGTATAAGATACTTCATCACTATGACTTACGATTACAACAAGAATGGGAATGGACTATTGATGAGCCAATACCTGACAAAGATATTATTAAGGAATGGTTCCTCTGTGAACCTGAGAGAATAATAACTACTTGTTGGGATTACGAGAGAACTCTCAAAGCTGTAGAAGATGCGCAGATTACTAATGTGCGTGTCTATGAGTTTTGTAAGTATAAACACATAACGGATTTACCGTTTTAGTGTTTGGTTGCAATACCAATGACTGCTAGGAAAGACTAGCAATTGGGCCTATTATGGTTTTGACAGCAGTTCGACTCTGCTTAGGTCCACATTGTATAACTAATCGACAAAGAATTATGGAAAATTTTGATTTTGCAAAACAAATTAAAAATGTTGCTACAGAGAGTGTTTATGTACTCACTGAGAAGAACAAGGAAGTAGTCAAAGCCTTACGATTGCTGCCTGGCAACAGACCTATAAAGGCTAAGAAAGTAGAATCCTTAGTGGAAGCATACAAACAAGGCGTATACATTCCTCCAATATTAGTAGCTTTACCTTACAGATTTGTAACTGAAGGTAATCATAGATTGGCTGCAGCTTTGGAGTGTATAGAAAGAGGTATTCCATTTACCCTCAGAGTATATATGTATAGAGATGATGATTCATTAGGAACAGCTCGTCTTATCAATAATACTCAAGATAGATGGAAAGCTAACGATAGGTTAGATTCATATGTCTATGAGAGAAAGGAAGCATATGTTCGTCTTAAAGAGTTTATGGATTCGTATCCATCAGTCTTCAAGCTGGCTAACGTATATTCAATCCAGGCTGCTTTGTGTATACTAGCATCTGGAAGGACCAGACAATCTATGCGAAATGCCTTTAACTCTGGTAAATTAGTAATAACAGAGGAAGCTATCTCTCATGGTAAAGAGTTGATGGAAGAACTTATCTTGATTTCGGAGATATTGAATACTAATTCAGTATTTGTCAGAGACCATTCAACTGCATGGGATAAGGCTAGAGATAGATTGGGTATATCCTTTAATAAATTTGTAGTTAGACTGCGAAAGAAGGCTGATACTTGGGAAGAACCCAAGGATAGTATCGAAGCGTGGTTTACTATGTATCTCAAAGTTGCTGGATTATGAAAAGAGTATACATTCAAATCATTGACCCAATTAATGGCACGTGTGTAAATGCGTGCCATGAATATCCTGATGAGTATAATCAGGCTGTGGAAGCTACTCTTAGATATTATAATCTTTCAGTTGATGAGGATTATAAAGCTATGAGTGAAACTGGACATGAAATACCTGGAATGCCTGAATATCTTCTCATACATGGGTTAGAGAGAGGGACTTCCAAATTGGTAAACATAACTGTTGTGGGGTAATTCCTACTGCGAGACACGAAACTGACCTGATGAGTTAGGCTATATGTGCGCACGTATAGTTGACTTAAACGTGTATAAATAAAAGTTGAAACCTAGTTCATACGAATAAGAGGTGTTCGCCCACTGCCAAAGTGGGAGGATGAGGTGCAACTCCTCAATGAATTATGTAAGGAGAAAATCCTTATGTCTCTTGTAAATTATCTAAATGTTTAACAATATTTTGATTAATGGTCAAGCAAAATACAAGAGTAGGTCGTCAGTTCCATTTTCGACCTTTCACTCAGCTATATCTTTCATTTGCCATGTAAGTAGCTGAGTGATTGTTTTTATTGTGATAGTAAAAAAGGATAGATTATGTAGGTAAAGACACGCTATATAATTATCTCAATTTAATTATAAATTAAGAGATAAACAATGGAATTTAGTAAGAAGAAGAAAAGTCTGTACAAGACTGAAACTCCTGCGCAAGAAAATGCCTTTGTTAAGGCAGGATTGAAAGTGTCTGCGGAGACTGTGAGTGGTAATGGTGCTAAGAAGTATAGCACTAGTAATGATGCATTTGTGGATAACTTTGCAATGATTGCAAATTTCAAAGCTCCTCGTGAATATTCTGAGGTAGCTAAGGATATGTATAAATTGTGGAGTATTAGTCCAAAGAAGTGTTTGCAACTCGCAGTGTATATCCGCTTGATTACTCGTGAGACTCAGATTGTTCTTCCTAATGAAACCATCACCTTAGATGTTCAAAGAGGACAAGGTTTAAAGAATGAAGGTATTATGCGTATGCTATGGTTAGCAATGCATCACAAACTAACATTCATGGCTAACCTACCTTATTTCATTGCTGCTGGTTCTTGGAAGGATGTATTTGAAATGATGAGCCTTGATTTACAATATCATGGCTGGGAAGGAAGAAAGTTGGATTGGAACTTCATGCGTAAGACTATCTTAGCTGGATTAGCTAATGGTCATACAAGTGAATTGGTAAAGAAATATCTGCCAACTATTCGTTCAGTAAAGGAATGTAAAACTGTTGAATCACAAGCCCGTACTATTATTGGTCAGTATTTGGCTTCTTGCATTTATGGTAAGAAGGCTGATAAGAAGTCCGATAAAGATGCTTCTGATAGCCGTGCTGCACAACGTAAGTACAGAAAACTCAAACAGAGTGGAACTGCTCATACTTGGCAGCAAATAATCAGCCAAAAGAGGTTGCTCGAACTTGACTTTAGTACCATTCATGGACGCGCTCTGAGCCTTCTGGTAGGCTCTAAGTTCTTGAAAAATCAAGGATTGACAGAGAAGTATGCGAAGTGGATTGGTGGTCGTAAAACGGCTAAATATACTGGATTTGTGTTTGAACTGTTCCAACCGCTTGGTAACAGTTATTATACTAACAGGCTGAAAGACTACAGAGAAGAGACTATCAATGCACAATTTAATGGATTAGTTGAGACTGGAAGACAGAACCTCAACCAAGATAGCAAATTGTTGGTAGTTAGAGACATTTCAGGTTCTATGACCGCAGAGGCTATCGGAACTAATATGTCATCTTATGCTATTGGTAAAGCAATGGCTCTCTATTTCTCCGCATTATTGGATGGTCCATTTAAGGACGCCTATGCCACATTTAGCAATACTTGTAAGCTTTGCAAGTGGCAAGGTAAGACTGCTATTGAAAGGTGGGCTAATGACAAAGACAGCAACTTTGGAAGTACTAACTTGCAATCTGTGGCAGATATGTTTGTTAAGCTGAAAAGCTCAATGAAAGTATCTGAGAATGAGTTCCCAACTGGAGCGTTGCTCATTAGTGATGGTGAGTTCAACTGGTGTGGTAGCAATGTAACCAACTTTGAGGAATTTAGAAATAGACTCCGCAGAGGTGGTTTCAGTAAGGAGTATGTAGATAACTTTAAGTTAATCCTTTGGGATTTACCTAATGGTTATTATGGTAGGGGAATGAAGCCTAAGTTTGAAGACTTTGCTGATGCTCCTAACAACTTCTATCTAAGTGGCTATGACCCTGCCGCTATTGCATTCATCATGGGAACTAAGCCATTTAAGGCTAGTCCTAGAAATGCTACAGAGTTGTTCAATGCAGCTATGGACCAAGAACTGCTGAATCGGCTTGTTATTGTTGAAAACAAAAAGAAAAACTTTAAAAAGAATAAGAAATGATTAAGCTTAACACACTACTGGCTAAAGTAGACCATAGTCAATCAATGTTCAATAGAATGGTTGGTGACTATGCTGCCTTCTTTAAGAAGAATCAGGGCATGTTCCAAGGTATTAAGAAGACCTTTAAGCCCAGAGATGGCTATGCTGAAGATGCTCGTTATATGGGTACAACTAAGGTAGCCACAACTGTAGAGGAGAAACTCGAATGGTTTGAGCAGAACTCTATTCCTTATCTGAATGAACTATTTGCTGTTGAAGCAACTAACTCTGCTGGTGCGCCGAGAGTTGAATTGATAGTAGATGGCATATCATTCGGTAAATTGACTGCTCTTGACCTTATGAGGCTCAAGACTATCCTGACAAGTAAACCGCTGGAGGATATGTACAACAACATTCCTGTCCGCTCTGATGCAGAGGTATGGCTTGAAGGTACTGACCCAGAGTATGCTGGACGTAGCATCTGTCAAACAGAAATGTTGAAAGGTGTAACACGTACCACAGAATCTGAGGAATGTATCCTTAAAGACCCGAATCTTGACCCAGCACGTCTTCCTGCTAATTATAATGCCAAAGTTACTATCAAGAAAAAGACGGTAGAAACTGGTGATTATACATTGCAGAAGTTTACTGGTGAATGGACTCAGAGACAGCGTGCTGAATTGCTGAGAAGAAGGAGTAACATCCTGGCAGCAGTGACAGAAGCATTGAAGGTTGTTAATGACACTCCCGCCGAGAATCCTAACCTTGACGTGGACAAGTTGATTACCTTCTTACATCATGGTAAATAAAAAAATAAAAATATTGACTAAAGCTTTAGCTTAAGCCTCAGCGTTACTAAATCCTAGATATTTAGCATAAGCATTGAGTCAAGAGCTTTAGCTTTAGCCTTATTGTGAGAAACCAGTAGCTATGGTTCAAAATAATTAATTAATTATTAAATCTAGCCATTCACGGGTTCGAATCCCGTGCGCGCCTCTAAATCCTTTGTTTATGGGTGGGATAGAAGCATAGGAATCAACATATTAGATGAGCAGTATTGCAAGTAAGCAGCAATCAATATGACTCTTATGTGTATGATTCTCACCCTCTCTAACATGGCGCGCTGGTGAAGTGGATTAACACGCTAGACTATTTTAACAGCATTAGCATCAGGCTATTGAACGTTATCTCACAAACCGAGGGCTATCATCGAGGAGTTTCGAGTTAGTCTTTGGGGGTTTAGCTCAATTGGTTAGAGCACATGATGTTTAATCATGGTGTTGGTGGTTCGACTCCACCAACCCCTACTCCATTTTGTGTCATGTTATAATATTAACTAATAATACTACCTGTCTGTGAAGATGGGTAGTAAAAATAAGGGAATACGCGAACGGTAGAGCGGCAATCGAGATGATTGTGATACACATTCTAGGTCAGTATTATTGTGGGTTCGAATCCCACTTCCCTTACAAATTCTTTGTAAATTTGCATTTTATCCATGTTATTGGTCTGTGAAGATAGATAACCGTTAGCAGAGTATTAGTAATTTCGACATTACGATGGGATATAGCAATATATTTGATTGTTACAAAATTTAACATTATTCACTTTGTAGAGTCTAAAGATTGCACTATCTTTGTACTCAGAAACGTTGAGAGAACGTGATTGTGTTTGTGTTTTATTTATCCCATTGTTGGGGGGAGTGCGCCACAGTTGGAGAGGTGGGACAGATAATATTGTAATAATTTTTACAAACTTTTAAGTGTTTAGTAATTGTATTAATTCTAAGAAGCAAGGTGATATGGGAATGTGTTATGCAATAGCATACTATTCTAAACTAGGATGGACAATTTCAATCCCTGTCACTGATTCTCAAGATTATGATTTAATAGTAGATACAGGAACTAAGTTATTAAAAGTACAAGTAAAAACCACTGCACAAGTAAGTGAACATGGTATTTATATTGTAAGTTTAAGAACTTGTGGAGGTAATAAAAGTGGACATACTGCTAAAACCTTCGATAATAATCAATCAGATTTATTGTTTGTATTAACAGACAATGGAGATTGTTATTCAATTCCTAGAGATGCTATTACTTCTAAGAATACAATTAACTTAGGCGAGAAAGTTTTAATGTATAAAGTATCATTATTTTAATAATGGGTACGCAGCGACGATGGTGGTGTCGTGCGAGACTGTAAATCTCGTCCCTCAGGGTAAACATTGGTGGTTCGAATCCACCCGTACCCACTATTACAATATTATTTGTTGCCTTCGGGCTGAGTAGGTTCGAATCCTACCACTCCCACAACAATATCTGCTAAAGTCAAGTGCTTTGGTGAAAAGTGTGCTCGTCTGTGAAGATGGGCACATTTCATCTTGCAGGTGTAGCACAATGGTTCAGTGTAGGAGACTTCCAATCTTCTGATGAGGGTTCGATTCCCTTCACCTGCTCAAACTATGCAGATATAGCACAACGGTTAGTGTATCGGCTTGCCATGCCGAGGATGTGAGTTCGATTCTCATTATCTGCTCTATTAATTGGTGCATTGGTCTAATGGTTAGGATACTAGACTGTCTATCTTGGGGTACGAGTTCGATTCTCGTATGCACCGCATCTCCCCAATCCTCCAACGGGTGAAACGGAGGCGTATTGTTGAGGGCACAACGTTAGGAAGACCTTAGTATCATGCTAACTTGAAAGCATGGAGAGCATTCGCTAATAAGGCTCTCGTAAAGATTTTTAGTGGAGGTTAGGTAAAGCTAGCATAGCCTAATGACAGGAATTTAGAAGCATAACAGATGGAAACCAATGAAGTGAGGATTGAAGTCTTCCTTATGTCCAACTAAATTCCTTTATTCAACATCGCGGATTAGAGAAGTGGTCTATCTCGCCAGTCTCATAAGCTGGAACACTCATAAGGTGTCACAAGTTCGAATCTTGTATCCGCAACTAACTTAATGTATTATGGAAGAGAAATTAGACTTAATTATTCAAAAATTAGATGAATTGCTTGTATTAGCAAAACGTATTCACAAAGATACAGAACCATCTATTGAGAATAATGCATCTGAATATCTTCTAAATGTATTAGGTGACGTTACTGGTGATGTCTTAATGCAAGGCTTTACTGGTAGCAGATAATTAACGTGTGGGGTGGTAGCAGTTGGTAGCTCACTAGGCTCATAACCTAGAGGTCGTTGGTTCGAGTCCAACCCCCGCGCCTATTACACCAGGTAATGTAGTGGAAACTACATAGGACTGTTGTAGTTACGAAGAGTATGAGGGGTGAAACTCATAACTCACTATAAGAAAGCATACAGCAACTATTCAAGCATCAAACTTTTAATTTGACACCGCTAAAACTGCTTTCTGTTTAGATTGGGTGATGGCGCAATTGGTTAGCGCACCTCTCTGATAAGGAGGAGGTTCTGGGTTCAAGTCCCAGTCACCCAACATCTTGATGATAGAATAAGAAGTCTAACAGCAAATTCAACAACAATCTGTACCATTTTACACGGATAAGTAAAGAATGACTTCTGTAAATAGTCCCTTAGCTCAGTTGGTGAGAGTATCTGGCTTACATCCAGAGGGTCGTAGGTTCGAACCCTACAGGGACTACGTAATGCACGTGAGGCTAGCGTGACGTAGACATTCCTATCCCTGACAGCAAATATGGAATCCACATCGTAGGGTGGCGTTGGTACTACAGCAAGGGTAGTGTTATCTGTAGTAATTGGGGAGTTAGCTATAATTGGTTAGAGCGACGGGCTGTTAACCCGTAGGTTGTCGGTTCGAACCCGACACTCCCCTCAACCTAGCGAGGTTTCACGTACTAATATGTACACAAAAGAGAACTTCTACGTAGATTTGTTGTGAAACAAGTCTACTATATGCGTCCTTAGGCTTAATGGTAAACCAGTTGACTCCAAATCTTCTATTGCACGTTCGAGTCGTGCAGGGCGTGCAAATGGAAACTAAAGTATGTAATAAATGTGGTAAAGAGAAGCCAATTTCTGAATTTAGTAAGAACTCAAGGAAGAAAGATGGTTTACAAACAGCCTGCAAGGAATGTATGGCTGAATACAATAGATTGCATTACCAAAGGAATAAGGAGATTTATTCTGCCAAAGCTAAGGAGAATGTGCAGAATATACGAGAGTATATACAATCTATAAAGTCTCAGCTTAAATGCTCAATATGTGGAGAAGATAGATATTGGTGTTTAGACTTTCATCACACAAATCCGAGTGAGAAAGAATACAATATATCTTCTTTAGTACATGATGGGGCAAGGCAGAAGATAGAAGAAGAATTAAAAAAGTGTATAGTAGTCTGTTCAAATTGTCACAGAGATATACACTATAAGGATAAAGCGATTAGTTATCAATAAGAAGACTTCAGCAAACAATTTTAATCAAACATCTGTACCATTTATCACGGATATGATAACAAACAGTCTTCTGTAAATTGGGAGGTAGGACAATGGGCTAGTCTACTACATTTGGGATGTAGAGGTTGCGAGTTCGAATCTCGTCCTCCCAACACATTTATGGTTAAGTTATATAAGAATACTTACAGCAAAACTTAAAGCAAATTCAAACAAATCGTAATTTTGTCTTAAACGTAGGTTCGATTCCTACCCTTCCCACCATTGTGTGACTATTTAAATGGGAAGGTTGAAATGTTGGTGTAGTCCGAGAGGATGAAAAAAAGTATTCTGTTTTATGGGGAGGTAGCATAATTGGCTAATGCGCTAGATTTGCAATCTGGAGGATTGGGTTCGAGTCCCACCTGCTCCACGAATCTTAGAGATTCATGTTTCAACAACTCTTTATTTAAATTAGACCCAGATAGAGAAACATAAATGCACGTAAAGTAGTGTTTATGTAGGGTTGCCCGAGCGGTTTAGGGGCTGGTCTGCAAAACCAGTTAGAACGGTTCGACTCCGTTACCCTACTCTATTTTGAGTTTAACAAAAAGAAACCTTACAGCAATACCTCTATGCCTTGTAAGCCGTAGGTTATGGGTTCGAGTCCCATAGGTGGATACGTCCACTTTAGCTCAATTGGATAGAGCAACGTATTAAAAATGGTTTCTGTACCCACATCTATTGTTAATACAGTAATGTGGGTATTTCACTCCGTAGCTCAGCCTGGATAGAGCACCTCACTTTTAATGAGGGAGTCCTGGGTTCAAATCCCAGCGGAGTGACAAGGTGCTTAGACACCTCCTTTCAACCATAAGGGGACGTACAGCAAAATGTACTTATACTAACAAATGATTGAACCGTGTCTGTCGAAGTAATCCCTTCAATGGGTGCAGATGGGCTAGAGAAGTACACTCGAATAAAATGTAATAAGCTGTGAATTAGCCCTGACCATGCTGGGTAAGTATGGTGTCTCACATTCTGAATTGGGAGAGTGGAAGACATTAAATGTAAAACCCATGTCCTCTGTTAAACCTATCCATCGAATTTCTGTTTCTGGAGTTTTGGATAGGTTTATTTTAACTAACAAGATTGACATATTTATTCAGTAACACTATCTTATTATGAAAGCAATTAGACTAATTAAGAAGGCTGTTAAGTGGTATTTGGACAGAACTGCTAATTCTTACATCTACCCTACTGGAACTCTCCCTATTATAAAGGAGTAAGTTCCTATGCTGCTGAAGTGAATATGTAAATCAACAAACTATGGAAGTGTAAGCCTAATTGCTAAGGCAGCGGTCTTGAAAACCGCCAGTAATCGTGTAACAGCGATGTGTGGGTTGGAGTCCCACCACTTCCTCAACTATCAACAACAAAGTATTATGACAGGAAGATTTAGAGCAATTAACAAGATTAGTAAACACAAAATGTCCTTATTATGGGATAGAGCATTTGCAATACTTACAAAGGAGTATGCAGTGGTCAATGCTATTAATAAAGGATTTAGTGAAGAGAGCAAACAAGTAGTAACTAAGAGATTTGATTACCTCGAATCCTTAATCTCTACTGGACACTTAGAGAAAATGCCTCGTAAAATGAAGAAGGCATTTATAAGAGAACTTTCAGCAAGGTACAACCTTTGTCTGATTGTATTACAACATTGGGATGAATTTAAAGAAATAAAGGCATGATTGACGTATTATTAGCAGACATTGTATTTGATTGGACTTTCCTAAAACCCTTAATTGAAAGAGACGATGGAGAGAAAGAATCAAATGACACGCAACAAGTATTGGCGCAAGCAGAAGTTAGTCCAGAAATATATTACTAGGTTAAAGAAGTTTCCTGCTAGTAATTATGGATTGTGGTGTGATAACTATAATCAACATTGGACTTTACCTTATAAATCAACAAGTACTCCATGTAGTTGTTGGTTATGTAAAGGAGAACGATACAATAGACGAAAGTTTAAAAAGGAAACTAGACTTGAAATAGCAATGTTTTAAGTTATTTAATTTATAAGAAGTCTTACAGCAACAACATTAGCAATTCGATTATGGTTCGACTAGCCTGGGTTCGACTCCCAGCAACCTCCCAAATTATTAGTACTATATGGAGGTTGTAGTGTAACGGTTAGCACAGTATATGCAAACAAATGACTTCTGATGATGCCTCGATAGTTCAACGGATAGAACAGTAGCCTTCTAAGCTACATATCTAGGTTCGATTCCTAGTCGGGGTACTAACTTGGCAAGGTTGACTTATAGACCGAGGTTGTGGTTAGGTGAAATGCCTTAAGCAGGATGAGGGTACAACTCACTGGTGGCGCGTCACTGGTCATAAATGGAAGTGGATGTACGTGTAGGTCTTATATGGTGTTTATAGTTCAACGGTTAGAATAACTGATTGTGGTTCAGTAGACGTGGTTTCGACTACCACTAGACACCCTTTAGTAATGGGTTTTAAAATAAAATCTTCCTGTTTGTTTACCATTACTTAACGTGGTTTAGAAGGGTTACACGAGATAACAATCCTTCCTCTTGGGGCGGTAGCTCAGGTGGTAGAGCAGCAGCCTAATAACAAAGATAGTCCTTAGCTGTTTTACAGAATTACAGGGTAAAGAAATTCTGTATGGAGAGTAAACCTTGATGGTGATAGGGGCTACCTGCTAAGTAGTTTCGTACATAAAAAGTGTATGTGGTTCGATTCCACTGCTCTCCGCGAATGTTTGGAACTTTTATTATAACTTAAAAACTTATTGTTATGAATGAGGTTCAAGTATTAAATCCGAAGACGTTGGAACAAACTCCATCTCTTCCTAATGTTGTCATAGCTGTAATTAATCAGCTTATAAAGAAGTATTGGAATGGTAGTTGCAGCACCATTCGTGTAAATGATATTCTAGTATTTGTTGGTTTAGCTACTACTTATCCCATTGAAAGCATTATGAGTAGTAACTGGGTTGAGACTGCTAAGGCTTTATACCAAAGCTGTGGTTACAAAGTCTCAGAAATAAGTAGAGGTGAGGACAAGTACTTAGAGTTTAAACTGAGTTAATGTTGGGTTAGACGAACTGGTCAAGTCACCACACTTTCAATGTGGAGATTAGGGGTTCGAGTCCCCTACCCAATACCTTGTAGTCCTCCTTAACCCTTAATAGGGTAGTTAGGCTACACTGTGAACGAACAGAGGAGAGAAGTTCACACGTTGGCTAGCAACGTAGTACACAATGGTAGGATAGGAACGGCTAGCACCTACCACATAGCCCTATCTACTAATGGTCAGGTAATTGCCCTCTCAAGGCAAAAATACGGGTTCGAATCCCGTTGGGGACTAGTCCAACCTTGCTATCCAAGAGTCGGTAAAGCCAGCTGGATGAATCCGATGAGAGTATCCTCTAATAAAACCAGAGTTGCTAGCATTACAAATACTTAGAGAGCAATATGCACAGAGAGCTACACTTATTTTTTTAGATTAATATCATATCGTGAGATGAATCAACTATAAAAAGATAAACTACTTACGATGCTTTCGCAGGATTCAAGTAAATCTTGCCTATTTTGGACCTATAGCTCAGCCAGGTCAGAGCAACTGACTCATAATCAGGAGGTCGGGGGTTCAAAGCCCTCTAGGTCCACTTCTTTAAAAACTATCGCTTATGAAACATTTATTACTAATACTAATGTTTATTCCTTTAGCTTTATATGGTCAACATAATGTTACGGCAACGTATTATCATGCAGGACCAAAACATGGTTTATCATGGATTACGGCTAGTGGAAATAGAATTAGTGTTAAGAAACTAAATGCTGGTAAGTTAAGATGGGTGGCGCTATCACATAACTTATTAAAGCATTATGATTATGGAGATACTATTATAGTAGTATCTAATAACCCTAAGCTTAGAGGTAAATGGGTAGTAATGGACAAGATGCACAAGAGACACTATAATAAGATAGATTTCTTGACTCCATCTGGAAAGAATTTAGGAATGTTAAAACCAACTAAAGTAAAGATAAAGAAGAAAGAATAGCAATGGGGTAGTGGCGGAATGGTAGACGCGCTGGTCTTAGGAACCAGTGTCTTCGGGCGTGAGAGTTCGAGTCTCTCCTACCCTACGAACTTTTAAACAAACAGGAATATGAAAGAGATTAAAGACTTTTTTGAAGAAATTGAGAAGCTAGAAATAGCACAAGGTGTAATTGACATCAATGAGGCTAAAAGACTAGTGTCTGAGGCTTATGTAGCAGGTATAAACTTTCAAGCCAACCAAACTAAACAAGGAGGTAAGAAATGAAAGTAGTTGCTATGTTACTAATGCTAGTAGGACTATGTTCATGCGTTAATAGAGGACCAGTTGCAACTATAACTACAGAAACTGGTATTCCAATGCGTGTAACTGAGTTTACATATAAGGGACACTCTTATATATGGTTCTCTAAATCATCTGGACAATCTGGTATGGTACACAACCCAGACTGCCGTTGCAATAAGAAATAATCCACCACCTAGAGTTAGTAAGGGTGAGAAAATTACTTAGAGGCTGTTGATGCTTATTAGACGTGATGGGCTACAATTACAGTTGCGGTGAAAAATTGATAAGAATTGCTAACACTTATCAGGCGGATTTATTAGGGTGTAGTTAATTCTACACTCTTTAAGGCGACATAGCTCATTTTGGTTAGAGCGTGGGAGTCATAACCCCAAGGTGGTTGGTTCGAATCCAACTGTCGCCACACATCTTAATTTTATATGTATGAGTGACAAAGGCTTATTATTTAAGAAAAGGAAGAATAATCATGGAAGTCATCATAAATGCAGTAAAGGAAGTGGTTTTCCTAGACATAGTATGAACCACTATCCAGGTACCCATTTAGGAATGAAGCTAAGATATTCTAAACCATCTGTAGGGCGTCTTTATTGTGAATGGGGTCCAAATCGTGGTTATCTAAGAACAAATAGAATAACTGGTTTTATTAATAAGTTCATAGGAAAACCTTATAATGATTTGGTTAAGGCATTCTACGCTCTTATTAAAGACCTAAGAGATAGCCATAAAGAGGTAGGACTTAGTGACCTTGAATGGCACTTCGAACAGTTTAGATATAGAAGATGGAGAGGTGATTATTATGTTGATGATGATGGATTAGTTCAAATAGTCCACCCAGAATCGGTGAGAAAGCAAACTAGTCATATTAATAAGCAACAAGTAGCATACAATAAGAAGGTTAAGATTCCAGACTTTGGTAGAGTGTCTGTACCAAGAAAGGTGGATTCTAGTAAAACTAGATGTTGGAATAAATATGGCTTTCCAGACCGTGAGTTTATTCATTATGAGAAATGTCAATACCATGCTCCAAGATTCTTAGGTAATTATTGGTGTGATATGGATGGTAAGATGCTATTTTTACCTGTTTATCATGTTCCAGGCACTTACGAGTACGCTAAATATTGGACAGATACTCATGGAGTTCCTAAACCTAGAGCAGGTAGATATTACTACGGCACTTATCCTAAGAAATGGGACAATAGTGGATATTGTGATAGGTTTACAGACAAGTATAGACCAGGCACTGATGAATATAAGTGGGCGCAGGGTATAGAGAATGGCTGGGTAATTCCTATTATTCCATTTAGTAAGAAAGAGTTCTATGGTCTTAGATATGCTATGTATATGAGAATGCAACATAGTAAGAGAGTACTCCTTCCTAACACAGAAGAGTTAGAGAGATGTAAGGCTGATATAAGAACTCAACAAGAGACATTAGCCAATACAGAGAACCCAGACAGCTATTGGTATGGTAAGACAGAACTAGTTCAGGGTCGACTAGAGGAAGCTAAACAAAGACTTGAAAGAACACCTAATATGGCATACTTTGAAGTAGGATATGGTCAGCTATTTCCTATGGTTAAAAGGTATGACTATGAGAAAGCATTAAGAATCTATGAGCAGGAGCAAAAAGAAGCCGATTTGGAAAGACAAGAGTAACCATGTATGGTATAACAGAATTGTCAGAAGAGTTCAAAGAATGCAAGTAAAGCAGATAGCACAGCTTAATGATATTTTAGAATACGAAATCTCTCAACCAAATGAGTTGGTGAATGATTGGGATATTTGTGATTGGAAGTTTGATTATAGACATCCATTCTGGAAACAATTCCATACTCCAGCTGAGTTGAAAAGATTTTGTTGTAAGTAGCTCCCAATTCCAAATCAAAGGAGTTTAAATATTAGGTTTGGCGATGACAACTAAGCGAGTTGAGCGTATGTAATAAGACGTGCTCTGAAGTACAAGGAGTGGGGTGGGTGCAGAATACCTCTTTAGAGTACCTTAATGGTACTCAATCACTGCTTCAGTATAACTAAGAGGTACATATCGGATGGTAGAGTTTAGCGGCTGAAATATGCGTAAGTCTTGAGGATATGGTATGTAAGTTGCAACCCTCTTAGTCATGGCTCGATGGTGGAATTGGTAGACACGTCAGGTTTAAGCCCTGATGCTCAGTAATGGGCGTGTGGGTTCGAGTCCCACTCGAGCTACTACCCTTGAATTTACTCTTAATCCTTAAATTACACTTAGTATGAATATCTTTGGTAACACATCAACAGGGTTTAGTAAGGAAGTAGACAACGCAATGTCTACATTTAAGAGTACTATTACGAAGCTTAAAGCTACCGCTGAGAAAGCAGCAGCGACTAAAGGTTGAAAAGCAGGAAGAAATCAAAAAGCTGGAAGTAGAATGTACAGCTTTTAGATGGAGTTTCTACTAAAGCCAATAACTTAGCTTTCCAAGTTAGAGGCATTATTTGAATGATTATGAAGGTTGAAAATTTGATGGAACATCCCATTGACCTATCTACTATTAAGGAGTGTAATAGCTTCTCAGAGTGGGTTGGTGATGATATTTCTAAGGCATTCTATTTAGGTTTTATGCGACATGAGTTTGCTGACCAAATAGAGGAAATTACTAATAGAGAGGATGGTACAGGAATTGCATTGCTTAAGAGTATTGACGGAGCTTCTATAGAAGCAAAACCTTACCTTAAGGAATTAGCCAGATTAATGGAACCTTACTTGCAAAGTCCAGAAGGGTTTGTGGTATTAGATATGGTCAACGATGTTCTTGGGAAGGTAGTTCCGAAGAAGGAAGGTGACATCTATAAGATTGCTTATATATTAGGAATCTACACAGACTATCTGTATAACTGCAAGGCGGAAGCATGAGTACATATAGAGTATATACTGATGGAGCATATTCAAGTGCTCGTAATCAAGGTGGCATTGGATTTGTTATCCTTAAGGATGATAAAGAAGTAGCTAGATATTCTAAGATGTACAAGAACAGTACAAACCAAAGGATGGAGCAAATGGCAGCTATAGTTGCCCTTGAATCTATTACAACACCTTCAGAAGTTACCATAGTTTCTGATTCTCAGTATGTGGTCTGCACATATACTAAGAATTGGAAGAGAAAGGCGAATCTGGATTTGTGGAAGAGATTTGATGCAGCAATTGCTTTCCATACTAAGGTTGAGTTTGAGTGGACTAAAGGACACGCAGACGACCAATATAACAAGATTTGTGATAAGCTAGCACAAGAAGCTAGTAGGACTATAGAGATTACTGATTAATATATTTGTAAATTCTTCTATATGAAATACAAGAAAATGGTAGCTAACTTAGAAGCAGCTAAAAGATGGTGGGATGCTCAACCTGAATCATTCAAGAAGGCAACTACACGTCCTGGTTCTGTTAAATGCAAATCTGTTAATAGAGGTAAATAACCACTTCGAGTTTAAGGTAAAGTAGGACTTGCGCATACCTTCATATCGTAGGTATTAAAACCTTTCTACATTGTAGATAAACCTATCGCGGAGAGGACAGTGGTGACTCTCCAACTTGACCCTATAGCTTAGTAGGTAGAGCTGCGGACTCTTAATCCGTAGACCAGGGTTCGAATCCCTGTGGGGTCACAGTAAAAGTTGAAGTAATAAAAGAGAAGTAATCCATGTTGTACCATTTGCTCGTGAGAGTAGATGGCATTTTTATTTTGGTCTAGTAGCTCAGCTGAATAGAGCGTCCCTCTCCTAAAGGGAAGGTCACGAGTTTGAATCTCGTCTGGACCACTAATTTAACTTATTAGATTATGAGAGTATATGATGTTATAAAGACTGCAGAGGATACCTATATAAGTGAGACTAGTAGACTTATTTATCCAGGTATGTGTTGGTGCTTAAAAGTATCAGCAGTCAAGGGATTTGACTTTAAGGAGAAGAACAGAAAGGGACATCCATCTTATAAGGATTTGGTTGATAATATCCCTGAGTTTAATCCAGAGTTCCTTAAAGCTACTGAGGAGGTAAAGATGGCTGGTTTAGATTTCTGGTGGGAACACCATGATACAGAATCAAGGCTAAGAGCCTTCCAAGTATTAAAAGACATTTATAAGGACAATCCTAAAGAATTTGAATATTAACATAATAGAGGGGATGTAGGGTTGGTAGTGCCCATCATTTAAAGAGTTGCGAGCGGAAGTTATGGTATATCCTTAGGTCACGAGTAGCTATCGTGGTGTTGACAAGCGTGAAGGTATAGAACTTACTGGTCCTTCCGTATAACCGCAGGGAGGCACAAGCATTAATCTCGGAGAGTAGTATTCCAAGTCTGAAATGACGAGGGTTCCGATACGTTGCTCAATGTGATATTAAGTGTCGGAGCCAGTTATTGATAAGTTTCAACAGTACAAGCGGAACCTGAAATTAAGATTGGGAGGGTACGTGATACCCTTAGCTGTTAGTAGGAGAACAAAAGTCGGCTAATGTGTACGTTAAGTCACTGCACATACGTTCAACGTCAATAACCGCCCTTAGAGCATTTGGTGTAACAACACACCCTCTATTCTTTAGTCTTATAGTTTAATGGATAAAACGCTAGCCTACGAAGCTTGAGTTCCCAGTTCGATTCTGGGTAAGACTACAATACAAGAAATCTAAATTCTTATGAATAAGTTAGTAAAGCTTAGGGATAAGTGGTTTCCCAAGCCTAAGCCACTAAGTGCCTTAGATGCTTATACAATCACTAAATATGGATTAAAACTTGATAGAGATACCTTACATAAGAAGTGTATAGAAGAAATAGCTAGCTTAATGCAAGCTAAATCTGCTAGAAACGAATATAGTTTGGTATTCGACCTGGACGAGAACATTCCTGAATTAGGAGAGTACTTAGCTGAGTATTATACTAATTTAGGATTTAATTGTTTTGTCTTGGACAGCTCAGTAGATGAGAGAATTGAAACTCCTCAACTCTATCTTAGCTGGAAACGAAAGGGCGTATAATCGTCCGAGTTTGGAGAACTAATTCTTCAATTAACTTTAATAACTTAATTACATTATGGCAATTAGTTTGCAAAAAGGTGGACGCGTTGACCTTTCTAAGGAGTCCACAGCTAGTGTGTTTAGAATTGGTTTGGGCTGGGACGCAGCACAACCTGGTAAAGAATTTGACTTGGATGCTATGGCATTGATGTTGAAAGCTGATGGTAAAGTCCTCAGTGATAACAACATGGTGTTCTATGGTAACTTGGAAGACCCTTCTAAGTCTGTAAAGCATTCTGGTGATAACAGAACTGGTGCTGGTGACGGTGATGATGAAACTATCACTATCGACACTACTAAGGTTCCTGCCGAGGTGCAAGAAGTTGTTATCTTAGTAAACATTCACGATGCTAAGAACCGTCAGCAGAACTTCGGTATGGTTCACAATGCTAAGGTGAACCTGTATGAAGGTGCAGAAGGCAACAACATCCTTGCTAAGTATGACTTGGAAGAAGATGCTTCTATGGATAGAGCATTGGTATTCTGCAGATTATATCGTAAGGATGGTAGCTGGAAATTCCAGGCTGTGAATGAAGGTAAAGGTAACTATCAGTCAGTGCTGTTGTGTGACATTCTGGCTGGTTACGGTATTGATGCTGGTCCAAAGGATTTATAAGCTATGATAAATCTATCTAAGGGTGGCAGAGTCAATCTGTCAAAGGACGATAACGGTAATAAGTTATCTAAAGTATTCTTTGGAGCAAACTGGGGAGCTATCAAATCTGGTGGTTTCTTAGGTTTTGGTGGAGGCACTGAGGCTGTAGACCTTGATGCTTCTGTAGTTCTTATGGATGCTAACAAGCGTAAGCTTGAAACTGTTTACTTTGGTCATAAAGACTCAAGTGACAGAGCTATCCATCACTCTGGTGATGATTTGGTAGGTGATACTGACGGAGACGACGGAATGGATAATGAAACTATCTCAGTAGAACTGGATAGAATCAGACCTGAAGTTGAGTATGTTGCTTTCATCCTCAATTCATATCGTCACCAAAGATTCGATAAGATTCCTTATATGGGATTACGAATCTATACAACAGCTGACGGGCGTCCTGTAACCCGTCCAAACTCTAATCCTAACGTATTAGCTAAGTATAACCTGGATAATGATAGTAAAGACCCTGATACAACATTCGTTGGTCGTGAAGCTATTATCTTAGGGTATGCTTATCGTAAGGATGGGGAGTGGAAGTTCAAGGCTCTTGGTAACACAGGCTCTTGGCAGTCTATAGGAGAAATCGAAAGGGTATTACCCAATTTTATTTAATTATTAAACACTTACAATTATGTGTAAAGAAAGTGTAAACGTGGAAGAACTTCGTAAAGAAGTTATGGCAGACGGAGTGGTAACAAAGGAAGAAGTGGAAATGCTGTGGGAGAAGAAAGACTCTCAAGAAGGTGATACTACTTCTGAGTTTGATGCATTCTTTGCTGAAGCTGTAATGGCTTGGCTGTTGGCTGACGGTGAAATCAGTGATGAAGAAGCTCAATATCTCATTGACAAAATCAATGAAGATGATGATATTGACGACGCTGAAGATGAACTGCTGGAAAGCATCGCCGAGTGGGGAAGTGAAGAAGGACATAACGTTCCCGTTATCCTTATTGAAGCATTCCCTGATTACTTCGAAGAAGACGAAGAGTAAAAACTACACTGGTGGGCATCTTGTCCACCTTTTAATAATTAAATAACTTAAAAGATGAATATAGAATTGTTAAAGGGCTTGACAGATGCTGAGGTTAATCATAGTAGAGATTGTCATGGCTCTAATGTGTTAACTCCACCTAAAAGAGACCCTTGGTACATACTTTTCCTTGAGAAGTTCAAAGACCCCCTAATTCAAATATTGAGTGTCGCTGCAATTATTGCATTGGTGCTGGGAGTTATTAAGTCGGAATATTTAGAACCTATTGGTATTATAGCTGCTATCTTGTTAGCTGTAACCATAGGATTCTTAAATGAGTATAGTGCATCTAAGAAATTCGATGTACTTACTTCAAGTTCTGATGATACACTTGTCAAGGTAAGGAGAAATGGGATAGTAACCCAAGTAGCTCGAAAAGACCTAGTTGTTGATGATGTAGTGCTGTTAGAAGCTGGAGAAGAAATTCCTGCTGATATTACAGCCTACGAATCTCATAACTTAAAGGTTAATGAGTCTGTTCTAACTGGAGAATCTAAGGCTGTTACTAAGCAACCTAAAGAGGAAGGTGAATTAAATGCCACTTATCCCTCTTGGCTATTACTAAAAGGAACTATCGTTGAAGAAGGTTCCGTAGTAGGTGTAGTCAATGCAGTTGGAGATAATACGGCATTTGGACAGACAGCACGTAAAGCTGCTGAAATTACTGATACAGAGACTCCTCTAAACAAGCAGCTCAATGGTCTTGCTGATTTAATCAATAAGATTGCATTTGGTGCTGCTGGATTCCTTATTCTTGCCTTATTGGTAAGATACTTCTTTATAGAACAAGCTTATGTAGGACAAGATTGGATGCAGATTACTAACGATTTGTTGTCCTTCTTAATGATTGCAGTTGCATTAATTGTAGTTGCAGTACCAGAAGGATTACCTATGGCAGTTACTTTAGCATTAGCATATTCCATGAAGAGAATGTCTAAGGCTAATAACTTAGTTCGTAAGATGCACGCTTGTGAAACTCTAGGAGCAACTACTCTTATTCTCACCGATAAAACGGGCACTCTAACAGAGAATAAGATGAAGGTTGTAAATGAGGTAATGCCTAATAGGGCATATATTACTATCAATGCTCTTGCCAATTCTACTGCATATGTAGATGGTGATAAGACCGTTGGTAATCCTACAGAGGGTGCTATAATTAAGTATATGGATGCTGGGGACTTACTTGATGATATAAGGAGAGATAATACTCCTGTGTTCAGAATGGACTTCTCAAGTAAGACTAAGTTTATGATGTCCATTGTTAAACAAGGTGATGCCTTTATTTCGTTGGTAAAAGGTGCTCCCGAAGTTGTTCTTACTATGTGTAATGAAACAGTAGAAGGTGGCTTACCAAGTTGTGTTTCGGAGCAGAACAAAGGACGTAGAGTTATAGGCTTTGCTTATAAAGAATCTATGACTTTGGAAGATGCTCAGAAACTAAATGGCTTCACTTATAACGGATTCATGGCTATTGAAGACCCAATCCGTAAGGACGTACCAGATGCAGTTAAAGCTGCTAAAGAGGCTGGCATCAAAGTTAAAATCATTACTGGTGATAATCCAGCCACAGCATCTGAAATTGCTAGGCAGGCTGGGATTAGCGATAACCCTCAATCTATGGCAGGTATTGACATTAGAAACAAAACCAACCCATATGATTCAGTAACTGGTATAGCAAGTATAGATGTATTTGCTAGAACTAAACCTGAAGATAAGCAAACCTTAGTAAAGGAATTTCAAGCTTTAGGAGAGGTAGTTGCTATGACTGGTGATGGAACTAATGATGCTCCAGCCCTAAACCATGCCGAAGTAGGTATAGCCATGAACAATGGTACTGATGTAGCTAAAGAAGCTGCTGATATTATCCTACTCGACAATTCATTCCCATCTATCATCTTAGGAGTGAAGTGGGGAAGAAGTCTGTATAAGAACATACAGCACTTCATTCTATTCCAATTGACCATTAACGTAGTAGCTATTCTTATAGCTTGTATTGGTCCGTTTATTGGAGTAGACCTACCCTTCACTGTTACTCAGATGTTATGGGTTAATTTAATCATGGATACATTCGCTGCATTAGCTTTGGCAACTGAACCAGCCAACGATGCAGTTATGAAGGACAAACCAAGAAGTCCTAAAGCATTCATTATCACTAAACAAATGTGGTATGAAATCTTTGGAGTTGGTATTATATTCTTCATATTCTTAGTCACTTTACTCTATACTAAAGCAGTATCTCTAACAGAGTTCTTTACGATATTCGTATTGTTACAATGGTGGAATCTGTTTAATGCAAGAGTGTTCGGACAAAGGAGAAGTATCTTTGATGGCTTGCTAAAGAATCCTGCGTTTGCTGGAATTGCTTTAGTTATTCTCGTTGGTCAATTCTTAATCGTACAATATGGTGGTGCTATGTTCAGAACCGAACCTCTCTCTATGGAGACTTGGGGTTTGATTTTAGCTGGAACTTCCGTCGTTACGGTTGCTAGAGAGTTGATGTATCAAATAAGCAAAATTTTCAAATAGTATGGAATATTGGGTATTATACTTATGTAGTATCGCTGACTCAGTTCATACATTGTTAATGGTTCTTTCAATTGTTGGTTTAATTGTATCAGCTATCTTATTCTTCATGTCAGTATGTAGTTCACAGTGCGATGTTTGTGGCACCAGAACTTGCGTGGCTAAAGGGGTAAAGAAGTCTGGTGTAAAGAGGAAACACTTCGTAATACCTACTGCAATAGCAGCAGTGTTATGTGTACTTACCCCCCTCAACTAACCAATGCTATGCCATATTTGGCGTAGGTGCAACCTTACATTATGTAAATCATAGTGAAGAAGTGCAGAAGATACCTGACAATGCAATGAAAGCTGTCAACCGATATTTGGAGTCTCTGGCTCCCAACGACTCCATACAATAGTTATAGGGGTCAATTCTGTCTACGCTAGTAGATGGGTTGACCCTTATTTTTGTAGATGTATGGTAAAGTAACTGAACAAGTCAATAAGTGAAAGGACTAAGTAAAGTTAAGGCATGGCTTGAAAAGAAGGAATTTATCCAAGTAGAACAAGTTGGAGATACCAACTCTGAATATTTTCAGTTGAGTGGGTTTCCAATTACAGTTAGACTGGGTGACCATCTAGGAAGGCAAAATACTATCTCTGATAAGTATATCAATGTTTTACCAGGCAACGATTGTGATTCATATGTACTCGTGATAGATAAGACTACTAAAGTTGTAAAGTATAAAGAGTTATTAAAGGTTTTAGAGAGCTTTATTTCCCTTTATTCAATTCTTCCTGACCATCTCAAGTTTAGAGTTGAGATGAAAAAGGAATTTCAACAGAAGGAGTCTATACTAAACTCTGAGATTAATAACCTGAAAACATCTATTCAATCTTTAAAGGCTAAGATGAAAGATAAAATGAACAATTTCAGTCAGGCTATTAAGAAAGTAAACAACGACATTGTAGTCGAAATGAACAACTTGCAATGATTATAAGTAATATTATAGATTCATGGAAACATATTCCGTATACTCTTAGACATTATATTGCCTTCCTCAAGACTGAGAAGAAGTATATTGGCTATTATAAGTATAAGTTTCATGATTTAGATAAAGTTCTTATGTATATTATTATCCCTTGGTTAGGCACTAAGAGAATCAAGAAAATACACAGAGCTATTAACAAACATCATATCCAAAACCATAAAGCTGCTTGGGAATGTAATTATGAAGAAGCAGTTATTGATTGGGAGTGTTGTCGGTTAACTAAACCTCAAGAACCTATGAGTGCAAGGGAGTATTTAGAGTACAAGAAGGGAACTCTTAGAGATGTACATTATGCCCATATGGACATGATAATGAAACAATTTAACCTGTAAAAATAGGTATGGTTATCGAGGAAGCTGATTTTAGAATGACATCTGGAGCAAGTGATTATTTCTGGGATTTAGAACTGCTCTATACAGTAAGACCAAAAGGTAAACCTGAGCGTCAGGAGTTTAAAGACGCAGGATTTGGTATGCCTTTAGCTACTTGTATCAGAAAGGTAATTCATCACAGAATATCTTGCAAAAGAGAAGTTGGTACTCTTCAAGAGTATGTACAAGATTATAAAGCGGAAGTAAAGAGATTGGAAGAGCTGCTCAATTCTTCTGAAGTTGAGAAGATGGTAGCTGACTCTAAACTAGCTAAATCTATAAAATCATAACTATGGCTTCGATTAAGAAATCTCCTAAGAAGGGGACAAGACGCGTACAATCAGTTAGAGTTCTGGATTGTGGCAGGTGTGGTTTGCCAACAACTCACACTCTGTATGATGCAGAGAACAAAGTCTACAAGTGTACTATTTGTGGTAGCGTAATTAAATTATAAGAATGTGTAACTCTAATTCATCAAATAAAATGAAGAAAGAAGAGAAAAAGAAGAAGGAAGAGGATTTGAGAGTTGATGTAAACAATGATGCCGAAATGGTAGCATTGGGTATTCGTAATCCACATGTAAAACCTCGTGACCCATCTGTATGGACTAAGACTGAGAAAGAACGTAGGGCTTGGAAGAAGCAGCGTCGTTTCCCAGCTCCTGACACACGTTGGGCACCTCCTACGAGAACATCACGATTTACAGGTCGTCTTATTGTCCATGTAAAGGGACTTGATAAGACTACTTATCGTCACGACTGCCCAGAAACAGATATACCTTATCTGTTGAGTAAGTACAAGAGCGAACGTAGCTCTATAGTGAGAGCATTCTGGAATGGCAAAGAAATCGACCCAGAACGTCTACTCAAACAAGCAGTATAAGCTGACTGAATATCCTAAGTTCCTATATGAAGTATCTCTATATAAGATATGGAAAGATAGGGCAGAGTGTGTAGGAAGTCAGTTCTATGCAGCTGATACACCTTTAACTATTAAGAAAGAAACTATTAGTAAAAAGGTGGAAGATTATAGGTTAGTTAAGTTTATTACTTGGCTATCGGCACCTCTAGATTACTTGATGCAAAACAACTTTAAATTAGTTACTGATGAGAGTACTAGACGCACAAGGAAATCCAGAACAAAAAGAGACTAAGCAAGGTGTTCAGACAGTGGATGCAATGCCTACTATGCAATATACGGAGAAGAACATTGATGAGAGTAGACGTAAGTGTACCTTGTCAAGTGTAATGGTTGAAATGCTAGTAAAGCAACTATCAGCTGAGCTGGCTAACCATAGTCTGTATAGAACCTTTGCTAATTACTTTGATGTAGAGGGATTACCCAAATTGGCTACCTACTGGCTCGGTAGGGCAGCTGAGGAATACCTTCACCATGAGTGGATTTATAAGTATTTGACTACTAATGATGCTCTGTTCCAATATCCACCAGTTCCAGCTATCAAAGTGAACATAACTGACAGAGTTATGCCTTTTGCTGCTACTGTTGATAGAGAGATTGAAACTACTATGAGCATCAATAAGATTGTAGACCAGGCTCAGAAGGAGGGTGATTGGGCTACATTCCAGTGGTTAAATGGTGAGGATGAAGACGAGGGAAGGCTCGTTAAGGAGCAGGTAGAACTTCTTGCTGCCTGAAAATATGGTAACATATAGGAGAATAGACCAAAATCGGTAAAAGCTGTGATGCTAATGCCGAGGTAAATACAATTCTAAAGAGATTGTATCACCGTACAGCATAGAAATTGAAACTGTTAAACTTCCTTAAAATTTCTATTATTAGTTTGTAAGTTATAGAAGGATTATTTAATTTTGTACTAAACTTTAAACTTAAATAATATTTTATGAAACAATCGGATAGAAACAAATTAGAATTTGAGGGGAAGATACTTTCAAGCAATAATTGTGGAGATTTTAAAATACTTCGGTATAATAGTACTACTGATGTAGATATTGAGTTTTTAACAACAGGGACAAAACTAAAGGCAGCTTTAGGCAATATCAAGAAGGGGAGTGTAAAGGACCCATTTTATCCTAGTATTTATGGTATAGGCTATATTGGGGAAGGTAAATACACGTCTAAAACTAATGGAATACAGTCCACATCTTACAAGAGGTGGAAAGAAATTCTAAACAGATGTTATAATTCAAATAATCCTGAATATAACAGTTATGGAGGTAATTCTATTAGGGTGTGTGAAGATTGGTTAAATTTCCAAAACTTTGCCAAGTGGTGGGAAGATACCTGTCCTAATGATACTTTTACTATAGACAAGGATATATTGTTTAAAGGTAATAAGTTATACTGCCCAGAGAGATGTTGTTTTGTACCTATAGAAATCAACTCCTTGTTTACAACTAGAAAATCTCAAAGAGGGGAGTATCCTTTAGGTGTTAGATTGAAAGACGGAAGATTTATTGCCCAAATTAATTATATGGGTAAAAAACTACACCTTGGAACTTTCAATTCTCCCGAGGATGCTTTTAATGCTTATAAAGCAGCTAAGGAGAGATGTATAAGAGAGTACGCCGAAAAATACAGGGAACAACTTTCAGAAAAAGTTTACAATGCCCTCCACAATTATAAAGTAGAAATAACAGACTAAAACATTTCCAAGAGTGGTCTACCCCTCATGTGAGGGTGAAAACGTATGCGGAGCTACAATGAATAAGAAATTGTAGAAATGTAGATAAAAAGCTACATGATAACAAACTGGGAAGAAGAGTCTATTAGTAGGACTATTCTGGATATGGCTAAAGAAGAAGGCTCATGGTTGCGTAAGCAATCCACTATCCTAGCTTTCTATCGTAACCCTGATAGCTTACAGCCATCTCGTAAAGCATAAGATTGTTTAGAACTACAAAGATTAGCCTAAAAATTATCTTATAATTTACATTTTAATATGAAAAAGGTAGAATATATCGTAGACAGTTTCAAAGACTTTACTGGTGCAGAACGTCAATTCGTAATGGCTGCTGTTAGCATTCACGGTGAACCAGAAGTTTACATTGAGGAAGATGGAGATATTATTGATAATGACATGAAAGTGTTATCTATCGGAGTATCTGTATGTCGTCCCGATGATGAGTTTAATGAAACTCTTGGCAAGACTATTGCCGAAGGTAAAGCTACGAAATATCGTAATCACGCACTGTATGCTGTAGATGCTGGATTGATTAACGAAACAATGGTGAAGGCATTACTTCAGCAGGAAGCTGAATATTTCAAGGTTAATCCTGGTCGTTATCTAGCTGGATATGATAGGGATGCTGAGAAGTATCGCAGAAGTGAAAGAATTGAGAGCTATATTGACTCTCTTGAAGGAGAAGCCAAAACTACATTCAACTACCTCACAGATGCAACTGATGAGGAGATGGAGAACATGGCTGAAGCAGTAAACTACGTACTCGGTGAGTAAAAATTTACTGTGGTTAGTAATCCTATGCTTAGTAGGAGTGCTAATCTGGACGTGGTTAACTCCAACTAAGGAACCACAACCAATACCTGACTATAATGAGTTAGTTAATCATATTGACTCTCTAAATAGTGAAATAAGTTTGCTCAAACTTCAGAGAGATTCTTTACATAATGTAATAGATTCCTCTAAAGTTAAAGTTGATGTAATTGAACATTGGTATGAAAAAGAGCTTACTGATATTACTAATCAGTCTATTGCCGACGATGTGGTGTTCTTCACAGAATACCTATCCGAAGTTGGTAAATGATTCGTTAGTAGTAATTACACCTCAACAGCTAAAGGCAACTAACTTAATATTCTTGGAACATAAGAAGTTTAAACTGGAAATTCCAGAGCTTAAAAAGCAAATAACATCTTATGAAAGTTTGATTAACTCTTATGAGCGCAATGACTCTGTTAAGAATGCACAGATAAACAGGCTTATGCTTCATGCACAGGCTTCTGAGCAGGTAATGCAGAATCAACTTAGAGAGATTAATAAACTTGAATCCAAGAAGAAACTCTACAAAGGGTTAACAGTTGGTGGCGTTACTGTTAGTGTGGTCCTTCTAATAACACTATTACTAAAGTGAAGTATACCGTAGGAGCAATGGTTTTATTGTTCATAGTTGTTATACATTTTTTATTTGTTATCCCAGACCTTCTACTGGTATTACTGATACTGAACGCAATAGTGAACTTAGATTGGATATCGAACAAGATTGTAAAACTGTTAAAAAGACAAGTATGAATTTCACAGACATTTTTAAGGGTAAGAACCTGGTAGCTTTAATAGCTGCTGTTATTGTGTGTGTTCTATTATCAGTGTTTGGAGTACCAAAGATAGCTATTTATGTGGTTATGTTTGCACTCGGCTGTAACAATAAGAACTTTGCACAGTGGGTGGAAGAAAAAAATCATAATTCCATTTAAGAGGTTAATGTAATCATATTATCTGGTATAGCTAAATAGGGTCTGGAGTTCATACTGGACTCAAGGTATTTCAATGGCAAAGCAACTAAGTAGTTCCTTCGATAAAGACAAGGATGGAGTTAGATATCAGCATCCAGAGCGTACCTGCAAGGATTGTGCTAAGTACCCCTGTTTCAGAGGTCAAGAGACGAAAACTTGTGATTATGCCAAATACGGTTGTAGGAAATATAAAGATAAGGAAGATTAATTATTAAAATCTCAATCATTATGATAGAGTGTAACATCTACTCTGGACGTAAGGGAAGAATAGATTACCAGGAGACTGGTAACTTCGAATCACTATTGGAGGCAGAACTCTATGCACAGGAAATTTCTGAGATGGATGCTAATGAATATGGCTATCCACTTGAAGAATGTGAATGGTTAGCTGTAGAAACTGCTACTGATAACATTCCTTACGATGAACGAGTAGGAGTGATGTATCTGAATTAAATGGAAACAATCCATGCCAAGTTGATAACCTTACGAGAAGATGTGGGTGGTTATATAATCTATGTCTTCCAGAATTTAGCTAATGGGGCTTATGAAATGATAACTCGATTACCTAGGTGGGAATCTCCAGTTCTCAAGATAGGTGATGTGGGGTTTTTAAAGTACAATGAAGTAATAGCTGGTGAGGATACTTGGTATGACAGAGAATCTGGTCAGAAAGTTCCTTACCGCTTTACTGGAGTTTATTTTATAGACTTTGTTTATGAGAAACCAGCGGAATCAGATTTAATATTGTGAAATAGATAGATGAACGAACAAAGAGATTATTTTATATGACAAAGACTTAATATAGAATAACAATATGATGAAGGAAAAATTGGCTGCCGCTATTGCTAAGAAGAATAATGACATTAACACTTTCGTGTGGAAAGGTCGCAAGGTTGAAGTAAATGGACAACTCGTACAAGAAGAAAAGAAACTTGTTGATTGTTCTGAGAAAGAACTAAGAACGTTCTATAACCATTGTGAATCTATGCTGTATAATGACAGCAAAGAATATCCAGGTCGCTATGTTCTGTTGGACATTATTAAAGACCAAAGAGAAAGATGTAATACTGAATTATTCCTTCGCTGGTTAGAGCAAGATAGAGGTATTCCAAGATTTACATTCCTGCCTTCGCTGAGAGTGTTCCTTGATAACAACAAAGGTATTGATACCAAGGAAACATTCATCTCTGAGGCTTTGGTTGGGGACTGTCCTGCGGAGTTCGCGAGACTTCCTATTGACGTTGTCCTCGAAGGCTGTCTTGATAAGTTGGGTAAATTTAACAAGCAGCACATAACATTAACATTTATCTTAAAACAAGGTCTATGGTTTACGCAGCAGGAATCTAAAGACCTGACCGAGAAAACTCCTAATGGAGAATATCGTGAAAAGGCTGAGGTAGCAAGAGAACGCCTTGGCTTGAATCCTACTGCAAATCTGTATATGACGCCGAAAGGTTTGTCATTCACTCAACTTCGTGCAATGGTAAACCTTAAGAGTAAGAAATACTCTGAACTTACTACTGCTCAACTGGAAACATTGAGAAACAGAATTCTGTTCTCTTTGGAAGATGAGGTTAAATTCCACATCAATCAGTGGGAAACCCGTAAGAACCAAATCAAAATGGTTTGTGATGCTAAAGGATTTACTCTTTAACATCTATACCCATCTATATTGGTTCTACATATATACTCCTGAGTTTTACTCACTCATTATAGGAGTTTTGTTTACATAACTATCAATAGAATTAGAGAGTAAATTCAAGGGTAAAATTGATAGTATATGGCAGACTTGTTTGGAAATCTAAGTAGAACGGAACGCCAAGAACAAGGTGTTCAACGATGGGTAGATAACAAGTTGTGTGGGACACTTAATTGGGCAACTGGAGTAGGTAAAACTAGAGGTGGACTAATGGCTATTAGTAGGTTTCTAAAGAAGAATCCAACTAAATCTGTTATTGTAGTTGTGCCCAGTGAACCTATTCAGAGGCAATGGAATCAAGAACTAATTGATTGGAACTTATTCCAACAGTGTTCAGTTAAGACCATGAATGATACATCTACTAACAAGTACAGCTGTACTCTATTAGTTATAGATGAAATTCATAAAGTGGGAGCACCTACACTGCTGAACATATTTAAAAACGTCCAATATACAGTAATCTTGGGGTTAACTGCGACCTTCGAGAGATTGGATGGTAAAGATGAAATTATAAGCAAGAAGTGTCCGATTGTGGATACCATTTCTGTAGAGGAAGCCATAGAGAATAAATGGCTCGCTGATTACCGAGAATATGAGGTGCTTATTGAGCCAGAAGATATTGATGTCTATAAAGAGGTCAATAAAGAGTTCTATGAACATTTCTCCTTCTTTAACTATGACTTTAACCTTGCCATGAAGTGTGCAACTGACTGGAAGCGAAGAGCAGAGTTAGCTAAGGAAAGATGTAAAGAAGACCAGAGCGAAGACTTTAAAACTGTTAACAAGCAGATTTTAGTTCATGCCATGGGATTTAGTAGAACCTTACAGGCTCGTAAGAAATACATATATAATCATCCTAAGAAAATTGAACTTACCAACTTAATCCTAGAGAATAGGCAGGACAAGAAGTGTATAACTTTTAGTGCTACTATAGCTATGGCAGAGAAAATTAAGTATGGTGCTGTGTATTCTGGTAAAGATTCTGCCAAGAAAGGGAGAATGAGTTTACAAGAGTTTGTGCAGCAGGATGGTGGAGTACTAAACACTGTTATGAAGTTGAATGAGGGTTTTAACTGTCCTGACATTAGTGTTTCAGTTATATTAGGCTTCAATAGTAGTTCCACTACTAAGAAACAGAGAGTGGGTCGAGTTATCCGACAAAAGGAGGGAAAGGTTGCTGAAGTATTTACTTTAGTTCTTAAGGGAACTGTAGAGGAAGAATGGTTTAGAAAGTCCACCAATTCTGGAAGATATATTCCAATAAGCGAGGAAAATCTTATAGATGTTCTTCAAGGAAGACCATTTAATCCTAAGAAGAAAAAGCAAACTAAAATGATATTTAGATTCTAATGTTTGAAGTAACTTATTGTGACTTCTCTGACAAAATTACAACAACAAAAGTAGATGTTGTGCAATTTCTACATCTATTGGAGTTGTTTGCGACAGAGATAAGTTTCAAAGCTCTAAGTGTAAGCTATCAAGGTAAACCTATTGATTGTGATAGGTTATTACGCAGTTTAAAGTTTACATAAGATTCATTTGGTAATTTAAGAGATTTTTAGTATCTTTGTACTCTTAACACGGTAACAAGATGACAACAGAAAGAATGTTAGAACTCATTATTCTCAACAAATTCATGGATAGGTATAACAATATGTCTCCGCAAGTTAAAGCACTTACTTGTGAGAAAATTCGTATATCTGAGATGGAGGAGAGAAGACTTATGTTAGAAGAAGAGTTCTTAGACCCGTATGTAATTGACAACGCTGAGAAATCAGAATAAACACTTTACAGTTAGTAGATTGTTAGTTATTGGCTAATGATTTATTTAATTGGAAAAACTAAGTTTAACAGTAGATAATCAGTTAGTAATGATGGAGAAGTATAGACTTACAGCAGAAGAAGTTTTACTAATTGATTTATTATTTCTAGCTAGTATAGAAGAAGGGCATAAAGAATATCTAGTTAAGTATTTTACTATGCCTGTAACTAGAACGGACCTTCGAGACTTATTGCTAAGTCTTCAAGCTAAGGGAATTATCACCAAATCATATAAAGTTCCCGATAAGGGTCAGAAGTTTGACCCTGAATGTGTCGTATTCAATCAGAATTTCCTTAATAACTATAGGAAGTTTAGTGGAGATTTGGGAGCAGAGTTCCTAATGACCTATCCCCATAATGGGGTTATTAATGGTGTAGAGGTTCCCCTCAATAACTGGGCTAAGAAATTTAGTACAGAAGAGGAGTTCTATTACGCTTATGGTAAATCTATAGGCTGGAAGCAAGATAAACACAATGAAGTTCTTGAGCTTATTAGATGGGCGAAGGACAATAACTGCAATCTACTTAACATGAACATCGCTGATTTTATGATAAGTAAGATATGGCAGAATATTGCTGAACTCAAGAACGGAGATGGTATTATGCGGTTTGATACTATCAAGAGTATTTAATGGGGTTAATAACTAAGAATTTAAAAGAGTTAATTGATAGAGGTAGAAGGGGAGAAAACCATGCCTTATCAATGGGACTCCCAAAACTAGAGAGATTTGTAGATGGAATAGCACAGGAGACATATTATCTGATAGCTGGAGGTACTGGCTCAGGTAAGACTTCCTTTGCATTACATTCCTTTATCTATAAGCCTTTAATGGAAAATATTGACAATCCAGATTTCCATATTATATATTTCAGTTTGGAAATGACTGCTGAGCAACTGCTTGGCAAACTTCTATCTATTTATATATATGAAACATTTGGAGTTGAATTATCCTTTAAAGAATTACTTTCTAGAAGTAAGGATACCACTCTGTCCGATATGGACTATGAATTAGTATGTCAATCCCTAGAGATGCTTGATAAGATTGAGTCTCACATGATTATATATGATAAACCATTAAACAACCAAAGAATGGTAGAGTTCCTTATGGAAACTCTTAAACAATTTGGTAAGTTTGAAGGTGATAAATATACTCTGTTTAGACCTAATCACATCATCCTTGCAGTATTAGACCATATTGGTTTAGCTAGACCTTCCATTGGTAACACCAAGAAGGATGAAATGGATGCTATGTCTTCTTCATTGGTTTCGTTTAGAAATAAATGTAAGATTAGTCCTGTAGTGGTAATGCAGGTGAATAGAGGTTCCTCCAATGTAGAGAGAAGGAAGTTGAACTTCCAGGAACTCCAGTTGGATGATTTAAAAGGAACTGGTAATCCAGCAGAGGATGCCAATATAGTGATGGCACTATTTTATCCATTCAGGGAGAAGATGTCCACATATAGAGGATATGACATAAAACAAATTGGGGAGAACTTTAGAAGCGCAGTAGTATTAAAGAATAGATGGGGCGCAGCTGATATTGCTGTAGGTCTTGGATTCTATGGTAAAACTGGCTTGTTTAGAGAGCTTCCAATTGCAACCAAGATTACAAACTATGAGAAGTATAGCACCCCTGATTGGGTACTTTCTGACTCATTAGAAGATTCATGCCAAGAGATTGAAGAACAACAAGATTCTAGTAAGAAAATGACTTTAGTTCTATAGTAAATGGCAGCAGAAACTATTGCGATTGTTGGTGAAAGTGGTACTGGTAAGAGTACTTGTTTAAGAAATTTAAACCCAGAAGAAACTTTCTTGATTTCTACTACTGGTAAGCCTTTACCTTTTAAAGGATATAAGAAGAAGTATAAAGAGATAAAGAAAGAAGGTTCTGAATGGGTGGGTAACTATTATGTAAGCTCTAAATATGACAAAATCATAAACATCTTGAAGATTGTTAATCTAAAGATGCCTCACATTAAGCAAGTCATTATTGACGATTGGCAATATATGTTGAGCTATGAGTTTGTAGATAGAGCTACTGAAGTTGGTTACACTAAGTTTACTGAGTTGGCTCAGCACGCTATGGAAGTGCTTAGGTATTCAGAATCTATGAGGGATGATTGCAAGATGATATTCTTAACTCATAGTGAGAATGTCGGTGATGCCATGAATCCTAAATATTCAATCAAGACTATTGGTAAGTTATTGGCAGAAAAGGTTACTCTGGAAGGTCTATTCACCTATGTATTCTTTACTAAGGTGCAGGAAGGTGATTCTGGCAGAATGGAGTATAAATTCCTTACTAATACCGATGGGGAGTGTGTAGCAAAGACTCCGATGGGTATGTTCGATGAATTGTTAATTGACAATGATTTGAACGAGATTATAAAGGTAATTGATGCTTATAACAACGACGAGGAATGATTATAAAAATGATGATTACCTTTGACTATAATCCTGATACAAAGGAGTGTGTACTTCTAAAGCAGGAGCAGGTCAAAGAGAAAGCTCAGAAAACATCTACTAAGGCTGAGGAAGCAGAGGAGTCTGCTGAACCTCAGATTACCTTAGAATCTAACAAATATGTCCTTAATAGGGCAGCCGCATCCTTAATGGGTGTAGAATGGGAGAACAGGTTGGATATTAAATATCAACCTATTGAGAAGGGCGGATTAATGTTCCCAATTATAGGAACTGACACTGCCTGGAAGACCAAATCTGGTAACAAATTAACTAAGAGCCTCACAGTAAGTTGTAGAGGTAATGCAAACGATTTATTGTCCAAATATGGAGATACATTTACTGTAACTCCGTGGAAGGGACATGAAGGCTTGTTTGTGTTAATTGGCAACAAGGATAGGTCTGAAGAGCCTGTAACAGAAGATAAGAATATAAAGATTAAAGAAGATGAAAACCCAGTGGAAGATTTACCATTGGACACTACCCTAGATAATGATGAAGCATATGAGATAGATGACTTATCATTTGAAATTTAATTTTTATATATTATGGCAGGAATGACATTCAATCTAAATAACGTTAAAGGCACAGCAGTAGTAAGACTGAAAGCTTGGGGTATCTATGATGTAGTATTCAAGGGTATCGAGTTGTCTAAAGGAACAAATAAGGAAGGTAACGTATGGAAAGCTATGAAGATTAAGTTCTCTGGCGACGAAGGTATCTTCGAACCACTTATCTTCTGTCCTGGTGACAATGGTGCAGAACGTGTTACTGGTGAAACTGGTGGCAAGAAGTGGGAGCTTCCTTCTGCTTTGGAACAACTTCAGTCCACTATTGCTCACGTAATGACCAACCTAGCTCCTGAAATGATGGAGAAATTCTCTAAGGCTGTAACTGGACTTTCATTGCCAGAAGACTTTGAGAAATTGGTTGAAATCATGAATAAGGCTTTGGCTAAGTCTCTTAACAAGCACACTAGATTGAAGTTAATCGGTAATAGCAAGGGTTATGCATCTCTACCTAGCTTTGTTAGCATTAACAAGGAAGGTGAAGCTTATATCTCTAACAACTGGTTGGGAGAAACAGTAGCTTTCTCTGACTATGAAGTTAAGAAGATGAATGAGCAGAAGAATGCTAAACCTACTGAAGTACAAGATAATGTAGATGCTACTGACGAAGCAGCAGCAGGTAACGAAGACCTTGATTTTGAAGTATAATAAATAATTAGTAACTTTGTGGTTCTAATACAAACATATGAATTAATATGAAACTTGAATTTGAACCTACGATTACTAAGCAATATTTATTAGACAGAGCATCTCAAGAAACATATCTCGAATATTACTTAGGCATACCTGTTAAAAAGGGTTTGTTTAAGTCACCTTTGAGAGCAGACAATAATCCCACCTGTTCTTTTTATAGGAACAAGAGTGGAGATATTGTTCTGAAGGATTTTAGTGGTGCATTTTATGGCAACTTTATTAGTGTAGTCATGTACAAATATGGCTTAACCTATTATAAGGCACTAAGAATGATTGCCAATGACTTCGGTTACATTAAACATCCTAAACTTAAAAAGAATCCCAAACCTGTTACTATTAGTACAAATGAACTCAAAGAGTGTAAGGAGGCTAATATACAGGTAGAAATTCAAGAGTTCTCTAAAGAGGAACTTGAATGGTGGATGCAATTTGGTATTACAGAGAAGATTCTGAAGAAATTCAGGGTCTTCTCTTGTAAGACCGTATTTCTAAATGGTAATTTCTTTACAACATCATCTAAGAGTTGTCCAATATTTGGATATTATAGGGGTAAGAATGAGAACGAAACAGAATTGTGGAGAATCTACTTCCCTTTTAATAAGAAGCATGAATTGAGGTTTCTATCTAATTGGAAATCTTTCCTCTTACAGGGCGCTAAACAACTTCCTAAAGAAGATGATGTCTTAGTAATAACTAAGAGTCTAAAGGATGTAATGACATTGTATTCTCTCGGAATTACAGCTATTGCTCCAAATTCTGAGAATCTATTCCTAACTGAAAGTCAATTCTCTAAATTGAAGAGTAGATTTAAGAGGATTATTGTATTCTATGACAATGACTTAACTGGTCTTCATAACATGAATAAGATTAGAAAGTCATTTGATGTAGAATGTATGTGGATTCCTCGTAGTTATGGAGCCAAAGATATATCAGACTTTCATAAGATGTATGGACGAGAGAAAACTTTAGAATTGATAGAATATGCCAGAAGAAGTAGCAGAAAAGCCGAAGAAGAAACGTAATGGTGCATATGCCAGACGTAAGGGAAACAATTATGAGTTGAAGATTATTAAGGAGCTTACAGAACTAGGATATGCTGGGCTTAAATCAGCTAGGTCAGAATCCAAGAACTTGGATAATGATAAAATTGATATAGCAGAAACTATAGACCATCTTCCATGTTATGTACAATGTAAATGCACTAAGAACACTCCTTCGATTTCGGAAATCATTAAGTCATGTCCTCGTAAGGATAGACCATTGGTGATTGTCTGGAATAAACAAATTGATAAAGAAGTCAATATGGCTTCTGATGGACAGTATGTTATGATGTCCAAAGAGTTCTTTTATGATTTAATAAGAAAGAATTAGATATGAACATATTAGCAATACCAGTACAATCTATTAGTGACCTAATTACTAATAGCTCTTCTGAGGTATTTATCTTGGATACTGGAAAGACATGTGAGGAAGTCAATGACATCCTCAAAGGATTTACCTCTGGGTTTGCTTATCCAGAGGTTTTTTCGTTAAAGGATTATCGTGAATGGCGTAAAAAGCTTCGTAGTGGTGAAATAGAAGAGGGTTGGAGCTATCCTGGAACTATATTTGAAATAGCTAATGGTTGGCTTAAAGACCCAGAAGACGAGGAGGATGTTCTTGAAGTTAGAATGAACTTCTTATTTGAACCATTCGAAGTCCATGATTATGGAAATGGTATGATAGCCCGTGGCTATAGCTGTGACTATAAGGAGCCTATTCATGATGCCTTTATTGAGTACTTGAACAATAACTGGGATAAAGTCAATTATGATATTAATCGAGTTCTTGCAGAGGAAGAAGATGATGCTGTAGATTGCATTGATTGGAAGACTCTACACAGACATAGTTATTGGTTTAAGAATGCTCTCTGGGATATCTCTAAGGAATTCTTAAAGAGCTATGATGGACCTAAACCTACAGTATGGGAAATTAGTAAGGCTGAGGATGTGAGAAGGCTGGATGGTAAGGTATTGGTTGTAAGTAACGATGATAACAGTATCCCTTATGATACTTGGGACAAGATTAATAGTTTATTCAATGGTTGGAATATACATTTAGGATGAAATTTAGACTACAATCTTTAAATGACGTAGTAACCAACAGTAGTATGGAAGTGTATCAAGAAGCTACACAATATACTGTTGATGCAGTAAAAGATATTATTAATGTAATTTTAAAGATTGGAGGTTCAGACAAGTCTTGCGATGATTTGTTCACAGTTAGTATTGACTATAGTGATATGCTTGAAGATTACTTCGAACGCTGCATTGATAACGAGGATATTGATGAAGAGTACAGAGGTATGATTGAAGAGGTTAGAAATCGTAAAGATGAGGATGGACACTATATAAGTGATTCCGAAGCATATCAGGAACTTGTTAAGATGGGCTTAGTGGGTGATGTATTAGAAACTATCGAGGAATTTACACGTAACTTCGACAGTGATTGGGGGTATCCTACAACTCAAGTATCTATTATCCCTAAGAACAGTAATAAGAAATCCGATGCAGCTATATTGAACAAAATAAATGATTTGTTCTGTGTTGAAGCGTGCTACAACTAAGTATTATCTGATTCCGATTCAGTCATTCTCTGACGTAATAACAAATAGTTCTTCTGAAACTTACGTAGTTGATACTTCCTATACTGCTAAAGCATTACAAAGGGCATTAGAGGCAATACATAAACAACATGAGAATGCTGAATATTACTCTGGAGAATGCTGTGGTATTGAGGTAAGTGACTTCAAAGAGTTTTGTAGGGAGTCCTATATGTACGAAGACCATGATGAGTATGGTGTTCCATTCCAATCTAAGGAAGAATACCTTGCTTGGGTTTGGGAACTCCCAGTGAACGTTCTCAGAGAGTGTTTATTCGTCCGAGTTGATTACGGGTTTAGTTATGTAGATAAGTTTTTAGTAGAAAATTTTAAGTGCATATCTTCTGACCATGAAAGACCAAAGGACGAAGAAGGGCGTATTGTTAAGTATTAATATCCAATCGTTCTCAGATGTAGTTACTAATAGCTCATCAGAGATATTCTGTACTATTACTGGAAATGACTTGGATTCTATCTATGAGTTGCTAAAACCTCTATTTCCGTCATCATATGGTTATTCTGATATGGAACCAACCTTATACATGGAGGATGGTGTTATTACCTTATGGATTCCCTATGGTGAGCAACCTGTAGACTTTTATAGGGCAGGATTAGAAGCAATACTTGACAAACACTTTAAAGATAACTATAAAATAGAGTATGAATGAAAGATTGGACAAGCTGGGGAACTAAAATAAGAGAGTTCTCCTACTACAATTATAAGGCTATATGGGGTAATTTGAAGACTATTCGAGTAGGTACTGGAGTAGCTAGAGAATTACCTCCTAACATGGCTGAATTTTATGATGTTGGTATTAATACTGTATGTAATGCTGAATGTGACTTCTGTTACGTATCAGCAGGACATGGAGGAGTTAATTATCCCAACATATGTGAAACCTGGAAAAAATGGATGGATATGTATGGTACTATCTCTAAAGATGAGATTACATATACTAACAAACCGTTCCAAATAGCTATTGGTTCAACTGGAGAACCAACTATGCATCCAGATTTCTGTGAGTTCCTCGAAACAGTATTTAATACTGGAGTAGTTCCTAATTACACTACTAATGGTCTTATTTTAGCTAGAGACAATGTTAAGGGAGGAGAAATCCTTGCTTATACTAAGGAATATGTTGGTGGAGTTGCAGTTAGTCTAGGTAATCCTAGTATAAGACTCCAAGCACATAGAGCTATTAATAAGTTACTAACATGGGGTAATACTAATGTAAATATTCATCACATTATATCTGATAAGGTTTCTGTAGACGAGTTCTATGATACTGTGGTTAGATATGGTGATAGTATTTACTATCATGTATTGTTACCTTTAATGCCTTCTGGCAGAAGCAATAAGGGTATTGAACCTGGTGTGTTTGAATACTTAGAGGAAATAATTCAGAAGCACGATATAAAGAATGCTGCATTTGGAGCACACTTTGTAGAGTATCTGAAGACTTCTAAGATAAAAACACATCTCTATCCACCTGAATCGTTAAGTAAGAATGTTATTCTTACTAAGGATGAGGTGCAAATAACTCCGAGTTCTTTTAATCTAACACCTATAAAAGTTATTCACGTATGACAACAACTGATGTGAGTTTGTTAGCATATGTGAAGAGTCTATTCCCTTTCAATACAGATAGAATACAATCTATCTCTAGGGAAGATAGTAAGCTATTTATTGCTACTGATGATGATAGACGCTTTATACTGAAACTAGTTGAAATTGGTCCAGTTATGGAGAAGTTTAATAACAATATAGGTGAGCATCAAACACTCTTCTATATTAATCCAGAAACTAAAGAACCAGTGTTTAGGAATAAGACTGCATATGAATCAGAGAAAGAAGCTATTCATGCTGCTATGGTTATTAATGTGCAGGATAAAACTATTCATAAAAGACAGGCTTATAAGTGTAGCGTGTGTCATAAGTGGCACGTAGGTAGAGGGAAAACCATACTCACAGATGAAGACAAAAGGAAACTTAAAATTAAGCATAACATTCGATGACAACTTATCTACTCCCTTGTTGTGGGGATAGTTATTGCTGGATTGAGAAAGTACGTGCAAGAAACTTCTCCGATGCTCAGCAAAAGTTTATTAATGCTTTCATAGAAGATTACGAGAATATTGATGTTCCTTCCGATTGGGAGGACTTAATCAAGATTCTAAACACTCAAGCAGATATAGTAATTGGAGACATTTATGACATAGAAGAGTTTTGAATCACGAAGAGGCAACTCTCAATGGTAAGAGGTACGAGGATTACATATTTCCACTTATATGGGCAATTATGTTCCCTGGCACTAAGCTTGGTAAGTCAAATGCATATCAGAATATGCACTACCACTACGATTATTGGTGGAAGTGCTATAATAAGGGTAAGTGGAGGTATTACAAGCTAGAGGTTAAGTATAAGTACAAAGGTTGGGGAGTTTATGTTCTGTGGGAACTTCTCAATGTAAATGGGGATGCTGGCTGGGGCTTAGGTGAAGCTGACTTTATTGTATTCGGTGCTAAAGACGGAATATATGTAGTTAACAGAGCCAAAGTAACAGCTTATATATGTAAAAAGTTAGGAATACAGCCTGATGTTAAATCACTAAGAGAAGCACAGTCTTGTTTATTTGATGGTGCTCCCTTATGGAAATTATGTCATAGAATATCTAGACCTAACGAACGTACTATAAAAATCCCATTTGAGGAATTTATGACCTTCGTTTCTCCATTCTTCTTAAGTCGATACAAGGAAAATGAGAATAGGTTTAGATATTGACGATTGTCTGGCTGACTTCTGGGGAGCATATTGTAAGTATTTTGATACTGAGCACAACCCTAAAATGTTGGAAGACCACATTATAACACGTAATGTACAGCAGATTTTAAGTAAAGACAGAGATTTTTGGTTGAATCTTGAAGTTAAGAACAGACCTGACTTCATACCTGAATTGTATTGCACTAAACGTGTAAACAATAAGGCATGGACTAAGGAATGGTTAAGACGTAATGGATTCCCTGACAGACCAGTCTATCAAATGATTTATCAGCATGGAAACAAGGCTGATATGATTAAAGGTAGAGTGGATATATTTATTGATGATTCACTATCTAATGTGTTAAAGTGCCAGAAGTCTGGTTTACCTGCGCTGTTATTCCACACAGAGAAGACAGCTGACTTTCCTATGTTTAAAGTATTCTCATTGAACAAAGACGAGATAATTGACTCATATCTGTTTATGAAGAAATATGCATAAGAATGTTAAACTGACACCACTTCTTGACACTATACAACTCATTGAGATGAGTGACGAAGAATATTTTAGTGATAAGTGGGCTGATTATATAAGCAATTCAAAACTTGCTTTAATAAATCCAGACCAAGACGGAAGTCCTCAAATTTATAAAGAGGGACTAAGTAAACATCCTAAATATTCTGACTCTCTTGTATTTGGTTCAGCAGTTCACGAATTAGTATTGCAACCTGAAAGCTTTAAAATAATTAATAATGTTGATAGACCCACTGCTAAGATGGGAGCTATGGCGGATGAACTATTTAAGGTGTTCCTTAGTAATAAAGGTACTGTATCTGATAAGGATATTATAGCTGCATCTGACAAAATTGATTATTACAAAGGCAAGATGGACGAGGCTAAGATTGAGAATGTTAGAGACAAATGTATAAATTATTGGTGGGATAGACGAGATTGGGAGTCTGAGCATACGAACTCAGATAAAGAGCCGATTTATCTTGACCCCAAATCTAGAGAGAAGTTACAACTTTGTTTGGCTTCGGTAGAAGCTAATAAAGAAGTGCAAAATCTATTACATCCTAAGGGAATGTTCGAGGAACCTATCTCCATGAACGAAGCTGCCCTATTTATGGATGTGAAGGCTGAACATGAGGGTAAGGAAGTTATCCTTAAACTCAAAGGTAAGCTAGATAATTTCACCATTGATACTGAAACTGGAGAGGTAGTTCTTAATGACTTAAAGACTACAGGACACTGGTTGATTGACTTTGGTGATTCATTTAAGAAATACCATTATAATAGACAGATGGCTATGTATGCTTGGATGTTACGTTCTTACGTAGAAAAGCAATATAACATGAAACCATCTAGTCTGATGGCGAATATGCTTTTAGTTTGTACCGTACCAGATTTTAGAGCTGGAGTATTTAGGGTTACTAATGGTGAGATTCGTAAAGGTTTCTTAGAATTTAAAGATTTGCTACAACGAGTAGCATATTGCGAACTATATGACTAATTCTTCTTATGGAAGCATGGAGTCCATCGTATCAAGACCTTGAAAAATATTATCAAGAATATTTTAGCTTGGGGAACTTAAATTGTGATATTGGCAGTAAGTTTGCACTTATTTCCTTGATATGCTTTCTTACTAAGCAGGCACGAGTTAAGAATCCCGATGCTACTTGTTATTTGGTAATAATGAAGATAATTGATAATGAAGTATCTCAGCACGACCTAAAATTTATTAGGGGTTTGTCTGTTGTTTGTACAGACATGATGAAGCACTGTGATGAGTTCCTAACATTTGATATGAAGTCTTCTAAGGAAATGGTCAGCAAGATTAAAGAGATTTTACACACTTATTTACCATTCTAATGACAGAAAATCAAGTAAATTCATGGGGAGATAAAATCTCCATGAGGTATGAATCAAATCAGAAGATTATTGAAATTCTATCTAAGTTGGTAGAGAGGTTTCCTCAGTGGAGGTTTCAACAAATCTTGCAAAATGTAGATATTGCCTCCAGGGATGGAGAGGATTTGTTTTACGAAGAGAGTTATGATACTCTAACTACATTAATCAATAACCCAACAGTTAGTGCAATTTTATCTCAAACTGACAATTAACACTTTTTAAGGGTTGGCAGTTGCACAGTCAGGTAAAATGTAGTATCTTTGTATCACTTTCCTCAAGGGAAATATAGAGATTATAATTCAAATTTTTAGATTATTTAATACTAAGACTACTTGGTCAATCCAAATTAAAGTAGTATCTTTGTACTATAGAAAGTTACAAGATTAGACGTATGAAATAATGTTTTAACAATTTTGAATTATGCAAGCAATGAATTTTAAGAAAGTAGAAGTAAAAGGTTTCACAAAACAAGAAGCAATCGCAGAAGCACCATTCCAAGTTATTCGTGATGCAACTCAGGCATGGAAGACTGCTGGTAAGCCAATCGCTGAGAAAGCGTTGAAAGAGTTCTGTGCTGAATATCTAGCAAAGCACACTAAGTATGCTGCTGGTATTGGCTGTTCTATCACATTTGAAGCAGGTTCTGCTGATACACGTGAGCGTCCTTACACTGTAAAGGATATTAAGAACGAGAAGGGTAAGAGAAAGTATAAAACTGGTTATCAAGGTATTAACCCTGCAACTGGTGAAATTCTATTCACTAACTTCGAGACGAAGAACAAGGCTAAGGAAGTAGCTAAGGAATTGTACACCAAGAAAGATTACAAGGGCGACATCTTCTGCAAATACATCAAAGATGTGGTTGAGGGTGAAGTTGGTGCGTTTGAAGTTAAGTACACTCCATCTAAGAGTGCTAAACAAGGAACTTACATCTGCTTTGGAGTTGAAGCCTAATAGACTTCTACAACTTTAAATATCAAAGGGATTATCTTATGAAAATAAGGTAGTCCCTTATTTTTTATAATAGATTTGTAGACTACCAAGATGATTATTTTTAAAGGCGTAACTGCTATCTAATTTAAACATCTAACGATGAAAGAACAGACTATTATTAAACTTACAAATCACCTCAAAACGGTACTTGCAGATAATATCAGTATGAATGCCTATTCTGAAAAGATAGGCTTACCTACTAGCTACTTCTGTATGAAAAGGAAAGCGGTAGAACAAGCTAAAGAAGCTGGAACTATCTCCGATGAAGATTATAATACTATTATGGATTTATTCGGACAGATAGATGCTAGACCAAGAATAAGAGCAACTAAGAAAGAATCAACTCCTGATTTATTTCAGGATGATGCTGTCTTTAGTGATGCTGAATTAGATACTGATGATACATCTAAGGTTTCCATTGAGAGGGATGAGGAAGGTAAAATAGTTAAGTATGCGTTCACTGTCTATGTAAGAGATAGACAACCTATTATAGGTTCGTTCAGTAGAGATGAAATGAACTTGGTATATAGGTTGTACTCTAACTATGGTAGTGGAATTACACAGAGGGAAGTTTCAAGAGTATTCCCAGAATATTCTTTAGCTGACTTTAAGAGGATTCTTAGGGCATTTAGTATTACTAAAGCATCAGCCCCATTTGCTCCACATATTATTGAGGAGAATGACAAGAACAAGTTGCTAGAAATGCAATTTAGGGAGAAGGAGAATGACTTCTTAAGGAGCTATGAAGTTGAAAAGGTTAAACAAACCGAGAATCAACTCAAAAGATATATGAAAGAAAATCAAGACCTCAAAGACCAACTCCAGGATATGTCTGGGTTACTTGACGGTATTGATGTGTCAAATCTTCCCAAATTCACTCCTACTGCTACAGGTAGAGAGGATAGAGATTTGATTATTTGGTTATCTGATATGCACATTGGAGCATCTGTGTCTGGATATTCTATTTATGCCAATGAGTATAACCAAGAAGAGGTCGAGAGTAGACTTCAGAAGCTAATTGACCAAATAAAGAAAGAATCTCTAATGTTTGGCAACTTCTATAATGTAGTTGTATGTAATCTAGGTGATTCTTTGGACGGATATGATGGTCAGACTACGAGAGGTGGGCATCAACTAGCTCAGAACATGAATAATAAGGAGCAACTCAAATGCTTCATTGAAGTAATGACTGGGTTTATGACTACTCTTGCAGAAGAGATACCTTGTAATAATCTGTCTTATTACTGTGTGGGAGAATCTAACCATGATGGAGATTTCGGATATTCTGCCAATATTGCACTTCAGTATATCTTACAAAGTATGGATATTGAAGCTACAATATTTGAGAAGTTTATTGGTGAGTTTAAGCTAAATGACACAACATATATCCTGTGTCATGGCAAGGATAACAAGGATATGTTTAAGAACTTACCTCTCACTCTTGATATTAAGACAGAAAACTTTATCAATGAGTATCTTGACAATAAAGGAATTAAAGGCAATGTAGTCTTTGTAAAAGGAGACTTACATCAGTCTGCTACCACCTATGGAAGAAGGTTTACATATAAATCTGTAAGCTCTCTATTTGGTAGTTCTGAATGGATTCACAAGAACTTTGGTAACACACCAGCTGCTTGTGATTATTCTATTGTAGATGAAAATGGAAATATGCTAGATGGCAGAATTACACTACAATAAAATTGCATATGGAAATAACATTAGACGAGTTATTGCAAGGAAAGGCAACCAGAATCAAAGATAAAGCATATTTTCCAACTGAGGCTTATGTAGAGCCATTCTTGGAAACTATGTCTAAATTTACTTCTGATTTCAGAGTACAAGTTAAACTCCCTGACCAAATCACCAGAACTATTACTGGTGAATATAACACAGATGATGTAACCTATAATAGGGTACTTATTGAGGCAGTAATGCCTGATGAATATGCGTGGGATAACCATGATGAAGTTATCGGATTCCTATATGGACTAGATGTTCGTAAGCCGATAGTAAAGATGTATAGAGGTGGTCTTAATAGGGCTTGTACCAATCTATGTGTATTTGACCCTTCTTTCATCAATATTCAAGAATTAGAGCCTGAGAAGGCTATAAACTACAAGCCAGTTAAGAATCTGATGGAACAAACATCTGATTTGAAATTATGGTTGAAGACTCTCCATGAAACAGAATGGGAGAGGACTGTACCAGCTATTGAATCTAACTTAGGTAAGTGGATGAGAAATGCAATCTCTCAACACTGTGACTTGGGTTATGGCAAGGTTAAGCTAGGTACTAAAGAAGTCATTGACGCTTATAAATCATTGTTTGTGGACACTAAGTCCAAGTATTATGTTAAGGAAGATGAAGATGTCAATATGTTTAAGGTTTATAATGCATTTACTGAGCTAATCAGCAATGATGGTGGTAAAGATATCATCAATAAGGCAGAGAAGACCTTATTACTACGTACAATCTTAGACTTTTAATTAATTAATGCTAGTAGTAAAACGAAACAAGACAGTACAGCCCTTTGACTGGGGTAAGATTGACTTAGCTATCACTAAAGCATTCCATGCAGTTAATGAACCTATTGATATGGATATTCTTAGTGATGTAAAAGATGAATTATACTTTAACAACATTATCTCTGTAGAAGAGATTCAAGACCAAATAGAGAAGGCTCTTATGGCTTGTGATTATTATAATGTTGCTAAAGCATTTATCTTATATAGGCAGAAACAAGCTGAACTTAGAACCTTAACAAGCAAGAAACAGTTTATTAAGGACTATGCTAAGGCTAGTAATGCCGCAACAGGTAGTAAATATGATTCTAATGCTAATGTTACTGAGAAGAACATTGTAACTCTTAATGGTGAACTCTTCAAGGGTGATATTATTAAGGTGAATCGTACTATACTTACCGATAAGATTAGAGAAATGTATGGCGAGGATTTAGCTAAGGAGTATATCCAAATGCTAGAATCACACGTATTATATAAACATGATGAGACAAGTATTATGCCATATTGTGTGGCAATTACTATGTATCCATTCTTGTTAGAAGGTTTACAGCCTATTGGAGGTTTATCTGCTAAACCTAAGAACTTAGACTCATTCTGTGGAATGTTTGTGAATCTAGTATTTGCAATTAGTTCACAGTTTGCTGGTGCAGTAGCTACTGGTGAGTTTCTAATGTACTTTGATTACTTTGCTCGTAAGGAGTGGGGTGATGACTACTGGAAACGTCCAGAAGAGATGGTTGATAAGCATAGGAACATTGACAAGACTCTTGAGCAGAAGTTCCAGCAGATTGTATATTCAATCAATCAGCCTGCTGCTGCTCGTAACTTCCAATCAGTATTCTGGAATATCAGTTACTTTGACAAGTATTACTTTGAAGGTTTGTTCGGAGAGTTTGTATTCCCTGATGGAAGTAAACCTCAATGGGATTCACTAAACTGGTTACAGAAGAAATTCATGAGTTGGTTTAATGAAGAGCGTACTAAATGTATCTTAACATTCCCTTGGAATTTCGATGGGGAATTAAAACCTCTATTAATTGACTTGGAACTCCTAATATTAGGACAACAGGGGGCAAGCAACGTTAAGTGTGCAGCCTGACAGACTAAATATAGAGGACTTTAATACATTATGTGTGAATATAGTGTATTAAGGTATGCGATAGTCGGAACTATATGGTAACATATAGAGGAGAATTGAAGTATTCTCCCGTTTATTAAGTATGTCCATTAAGATTAGTTTCTATCGGAAATAAGTTGTATCTTTGTCTCATTAAGTGAAACAAGTAGCAACTTTATAAACATGGAGACTAACGAAAGAATTTGCTGTATATGTGGAGCTAGTGTCGGTAATGGCACTGGCAGAGTAAGTAAGTTTAAGGGAGATGGACAGTATTATTGTAGAAAGCACTATTTACAAATGTATAGACATGGAGAGATATCTCAATTCACTCAGAAGGATGCTAATGAGTGGAGAGATAATATCTGTGTATGTAGAGGAGTACATGGTGAAATCACTGGTGAAGTAATATTCGATTTAGATAAGAGGGAGTTCTTGCAGCAGTTTAAAATTTACATTAATAGTGGAGGTTATGCAGTAACCAAGACTAATGGTAAAACGCGGTTAATTCATAAAATTCTAACTGAAACGGAAGGTTATGATGCTAAGACTGTGGTAGACCATATTAATGGAATCAAACTGGATAATAGAATGGAGAATCTTAGGGTAGTATCCCAAGCAATAAATGTAGTTAACAGACACTACGGTAAAGTAGTAGGTGTTAGTTACCACTCCAATAGGCGAGATGGTAAATGTTGGAGGTGCTATATAAAGAAGGATGGAGCATCCTTAATCGAATGGTACGACACAGAAGAGGAGGCTATCAAGAATAGACTATTACATGAAATAAAAGTCTATGGAAAGATAGTTAGTAGTGAGAACAAGAAATATGAATACTTAATAAATCACTCACCTGCCGAGGGTGAGGCGTAACAGAATGGTCGAAACTGTTGCATTACTTACTGATGGTGAGGACATTCGTGACAAAGAATGGGCTGACTTCACTGCTGAAATGTATAGTAAGGGACATTCGTTCTTTACCTATACTTCTGATAGTGCAGACTCACTATCATCATGTTGTAGGTTGAGGAATGAGGTTAGTGATAACCAATTCTCATATTCATTAGGTGCAGGTGGTATTGCTACTGGTAGTAAGTCGGTAATGACTTTAAATATCAATAGGTTAGTACAGGATGCAGTTAATAAGGGATATGATATGATTGATTATCTACGCTCTCAGGTTCAAAAGGTTCATAAATTCCAAACAGCATATAATGAACTATTAAAGGATTATCTGAAAGATGGTCTATTAACAGTTTATACAGCTGGATTTATCAATCTGAAGAAACAATACCTAACTGTAGGTGTAAATGGTGTTATTGAAGCTGCTGAGTTCTTAGGAATAGAAGTAAGTGATAATGATACCTATAGAGAGTTCATGCAGTCAATTCTTAAGGCTATTAGTGATGAAAATCGTAAGGCTAAAACCAAAGAGTTGATGTTCAATACTGAGTTCGTTCCAGCTGAGAACCTTGGAGTTAAACACGCTAATTGGGATAGGAAGGATGGTTACTTTGTACCTAGAGATTGCTATAATAGCTATTTCTATGCAGTAGAGGACACATCTTTAACTATCTTTGATAAGTTCAAACTTCATGGAAAAGAGTATGTTAAATATCTTGATGGTGAATAATCGCCTGTTATATCTTTTCGTCTAACCAGACGGGTATAGTACTAAAACTATGCTAACGGGGGAGCCTGAAGCTTGAGTTGTGATAACTAAATGTATGGTAGTCCCGTGGGAAATTAATTATGGTGTATGTGTTGCACACCTCCACTTAATTTAGTAAATTTGTAGAAAATTATCAACTATGATTATCTATAAAATTACTAACAGAATTAATGGTAAAGTGTATGTAGGCCTAACTACAACTACATTAGAAGGAAGATGGAAAAGCCATGTGCAACACAGTAAGACTTGTGATAGACATTTATATAAGTCTATGCGCAAATATGGTCTTGAAAATTTTACTATAGAGGAAATTGACAGCACTAAAGATTTTAAGGAACTAGGAAGGCTGGAGAGATATTATATACAACTGTATGACTCTCAAAATCCAGACAAGGGGTATAACATTACAGCAGGTGGTGAATCCAACCAGCTTGATGCTAACCCAAGAGCTAGGCTTAAGGTGCCAGATGTAGTCCAAATAAGAGAAATTTACTCTTATGGAGAACTTAGATGTAAGGAATGCTGGAAACTATTTGAGGATAGAATTTCCTATTCAGCATTTCAAAAGATTTGGGAAGGTATTACATGGAGGTCTATAATGCCTGAAATTTACACTGAGTCTAATAAATTACATCACAGTGCCCAAAAGAGTAATCCAGGAAGTTTAAATGGTAATGCTATATATTCTGACGAAGAAGTATTAAAGATACGTATGTATTATGTTAACCATACTTTATCAGAGACTCATGAGAAGTATGGTAATAGAAGTAAATCCAAGGATAGCTTCAGAAGCTTAATAGCCAATTCATATAGACATCTTCCAATCTATAGTAAAATCAAAAAAACCTGGTTGCTGAATGGTAATGAGGTAGACATCAATAATTATAATCCTGTATCGACTATCCTCGAATCGGAGGAGTAAGGCAGCTATTGGTATGCTGTTTGAAATGGATATTGCGGAAGTATTTCCGTTAAGATATAGTCAGTGCTAATGGAAACATTAGATAGACACGGGTTCAGCTCTTCACATGAACTTAGAAGAGCACCTTACTAAAGACCAATACAGAAACCTATTAAAGGTTGCGGCTGCTAATGGTACTAATTACTTTACCTTTAATATTCCAAATACTATCTGTAATGATTGTGGGCACATTGATAAGAGATACTTGCATGAGTGTCCTAAGTGTGGAAGCAAGAATATAGATTACGCCACAAGAATAATAGGATATTTAAAGAGGATTAGTAACTTTAGTGAGGCTAGACAAAAAGAAGCTAGCAAACGTTATTACTATAAACAATAAAAAACTATGGTTCTATTTCAAATCATATTTATTGCTATCCTGCTCCTAGAAATAGGGGTGGGGCTAGCAGTAAAGTATAACTACAACGGTTTCCAAGATAAGCTAATATCTCTACTTATGAGAATGGACCTTGAGTATTATATTAGATACCAATTCCCAGATAAATGGGTTCTTCAGATGGTATTCTTATTAATCTTATTCTTATTGTGTATCTAATTAATATGCTGAAATACGTTAATTATGATATAGTCTTTCAGGAGATACCAAATGAAACTACACTTGCTATTAATATCTCAAACTGTCCTTGCCATTGTAAGGGCTGCCATAGTTCTTACTTGGCAGAAGATATTGGAAAACCTCTTGATTGGATAACCATTCAAAAATTGATAATGAAAAACATAGGTATTACCTGTGTTTCTTTTATGGGAGGAGATTTGGAGCCAGCTACGGTAAACTTAAGAGCTGCCCAAATCAAGACTGCTTATCCTGATATAAGAGTAGCCTGGTATAGTGGTAGACAAGAACTATCTAAGGATATTGATATTAAGAACTTTAACTATATAAAGTTAGGTCCTTATATTGAAGAATTAGGTGGTTTGAAAAATCCTAATACTAATCAACGACTCTATGAGGTTCAAATGAGTAGAGAAATTGACGAAAATGGAGACCCAGTCTATGGTTTAATGGACATTACAAACGTGTTCTGGAAATGAGTATTAAACTGCCCTTTAGTGGGTATTCCTCTAAGAAGATAGGAGAGCCTAACAGACCTCGCATTACTCTAGCGGATGAGCAAATAGAAGCCTTAGAAAGGATGAAAAGGTTTTTGGATACAGAGGAGCCAGTACTAGTATTACAAGGATATGCTGGTACTGGTAAAACCTCTATCCTTAATGAATACATCCAGTATCTTAGGTCTAATGGAGAAGACTTCATACTATGTGCTCCAACCCATAAGGCTAAGTTAGTAGTAGAGGAGGTAACAGGTGAGGAAGCGATGACAGTACATAAATTATTGTCTCTTGCTCCTAACATAGAGATATTTGAATTGGATTATAAAGATTTAAAATTCCAATGTAATGGACTTAGTGAAATACCTAGCAATGGTATTGTAATCATAGATGAGGCGTCTATGATTAATGATGAAATATATAAGTTACTACTTGATATGTGTAATCAGTATGGAACTAAGTTGCTATTCATTGGAGATAAGGCTCAAATACAGCCTGTATGTAGTAAAGGGACAAGTTTGGTATTCAACTGCCCTAATATTATTACATTAACTAAAATACATAGACAAGCTGATACTAATGGATTGTTGCCATTGCTATCTAAGCTAAGAGAAAGACCCATGAAGAGATTTCAACCTATTGAAGCTCCAGAAGGGTCTTTAATTGTATGTGACCAAGCCAAAGACTTTATGCTAAAGAGTGCCGACTTCTTTAGAGCTGCAATTAAAAAGCAGAATGTAAATGATGTTAAACTTATAGCATATACCAATGCTAGGGTGCAGGGATTCAATCAATGTATGAGAAAGCTACTTTGGGAAGACAATATAGCTAATGAGTACAATCAATTTGAATTTCTGACTGGTTATGAGAATTTTGAGTACAACAGTGCTCAGTTTTACAATTCTCTGGACTATGTAATAGTAGACGCTCCTAAAAGAGTGGAGAGGCATATTCCACATTTTATGAAGTTGCCTGGATATGAGCTGGAACTATTTGATACAGTATATAAGAAATTATTGACTGTATTTATATTGGAACGAGACATCAACAAAGACTATATAGATAGCCTTGCTGCTACAATAGAGAATTTTAGAATATCTGCTATTGAAGCCAAAAGGAATGGTAATCGTACTAGGTCTACATTCTTATGGAAGAAGTACTTCGAGATGATGAAGAGCTTTGCTACTCCTAAAGATATAATGTGGGATAATAGGGTTATCAAGAAAAAGACATTCGATTATGGGTATGCGTCGACCATTCACAAAATTCAAGGAAGCTCTTTGGGAACAGTGTTTATTGACATGGCAAACATACTTGTTTGTAAGAACATTGATGAGATTAGGCAGATGCAATACGTATCGCTGTCAAGAACTAAAACAGATGCTTATATATTGGTTTAATCCCGCTAAACATGACTATAAAAATAGTTTACAACGAAGCCTGCCAACCTTTTGAAAATAGGTTAGTGGCTTACATTTGGGAACATTTTCCCAAGATGGAGGTGGAAACTTATGATGAACTACATTATAAGGATAAGAAGAAAGCTATTATGATTAAAGCATCATGTGGTACTAGATTAGTTCCTTTCGTTGCTGTCTATGACAATAACAAAGAACTAATTAAAGCTTTTTATTCCGAAGTAGGAGATTGTGAGGTGGATAAAATTATCAAGTATTTAAATGAGGTTCAGTGAAGCAATAATGTGGGGAGATAGCTTTATACAAGCCACTCTCAAACATAGAGAAGCAAGCCTTAAAGACTTTGTGAAAGTAGGGGGTAGCCCCGAACTTCACAGAGCTATAAAGGATTCTAAGGTTGGCTACATTAAGATTACTAAAGTCTCTAGCAATGGAGGGTATTTATCCACAGGTAAGTCTGAGGAAGGCATTACCGCTGCATTTGGAGAAGGTCTTAGTCTTTATATAGCTGACGTGGAACAGTGGTATAGAACATCTGTTATCCAGAAGATTTATTGGGATAAAGGTGAATTTACCACTCTCAATTCAAGATATAAGTTCGAATTTGAAGAGATTGATTATCGTCCTATTCTTGAAGAACTAAAGAATGAAAGTACAAGTAATAAATAAATCTCAATGGGAACTTCCCAAGTATGAAACCCTATTCTCAGCTGGCATGGATGTCAGAGGAGATTTTAGTAGAATTAAGTTAGTGGATAATAAGCCAGAGAAATTCTTCTTTGATGCTGATGTTGTGTCTATTGGTTTAAAAGAAAATCCTGATGGATGCAATGTGGTAGATAAAGAGGGAAATGATTTGGGTTATAAGATTCCAACTATTCCAGTAGCTAAAACTATTGAAATTAAGCCTGGAGGTAGATGTCTAATCCCCACTGGTCTATTCGTAGCTATCCCACAAGGATATGAGTTGCAATGTAGAATGAGAAGTGGATTAGCATTAAAGATGGGACTTACTCTTACTAATGGAATCGGTACTATTGATGCTGATTATAGAGGTGAGATAGGTATCATCCTAACCAATACATCTAATGTTCCTGTTCGTATTAATGATGGTGAGAGACTAATGCAATTAGTTCTTGCTAAACATGAAGTGGCTGAATGGGAAGAGGTAGAAGTGCTTCCAGAAACAGATAGAGGTGAAGGTGGATTTGGTCATACTGGCAAATGATGGATATGAGTATCTTCAAAGAATTGGCAACTTTAGAAGAGAGGATTGAGAAGGACTCTAAGAGGAAAGATGAAATACTTTCTGAGATATCTTCTCTGATTAATAAAGGGAAAGAGGTAGCAGGTAACTGGTATGTAAAGGATGGTGTGTATCTGTACGTAAGTCGTATGATACATAAGCAGTACTGGGACTGGGGCTGTGATGGACCTCTCAAGTTCATAAAGTTTAACCCTAAGGAGTTTACATGTGTTAGAGAATTTATGAACTTTGAAGACCTAGATGGATTTGAGTTAATAACAAATGAAGAAGTTCTCAGTCTGCTAAGACCGATTAGTAATTCATTGTGTAGGCTACCAGACATGATGGATGCTGGAGGTAATAGATATATTAAGATGAGTCTAGTTCAGGATTATCGTTGGAGAGCTATTTGGTGATGGATATTCTAGTTAGTAAAGACAATAAGGGTAAAATCAGAGTTGTTGAGATTGACTATGAATGGGATGATTCAAGAAGAGGCTTTGTAATAAGAAGACGTACTTACCAATATGCTGGCAAAGTATCAGTTCAGCCAGAAATTTGGATATTTACTGGCAAAGCTAAAAGAACTGTTACTGAGCAAGTAAAATTGGAATATGCTTCCCATTTGAAGAAGTATCAAGATAAAGGTTATAAGCTATTACCTTCTAACATTAGTATTGATGATAGTAAGGCAGTGGCTGATTTCGTCCAAGAACAAATGGGCGAAGGTGTTTCTGATTCTAACGGATTTAAGAAGCACATGTTAGCTAAACAAGCTGACAAGGTTGCAACCAGTGTGTTCGATAAGATTAAATACTGGTGGGGAAGTAGAAAGATAGATGGAGTTAGATGCTCTTTCTATTGGAAAGACGGTGAAGTTAGAACTGCTTCCAGGGGTGGTGGAGACTATGATGCTTCTACTTCCTTCATGCGCCATAACCCTAAACTAATTCAATTCTTTGAAAACCATCCTGATATTGTTTTAGACGGTGAACTATATGAACATGGTAAATCTCTACAACAAATCAGTGGTGCTGCAAGATTGGAGAAGGATACAGCTGGAATGGATTGGCTAGAATATTATATCTATGATGTAATGGATAGTTCTAAAACATTTGAAGAAAGGCTAGAGGTTCTTCACGATATTGCTAATGAGTTAGGCTTAGACTTTAATCCTGAGAGAACTTGGGCTGAAGGTGACTTAAAGTTCCAAATGGTTCCACAGGAAAAGGTAGTAGGTTGGGCTAATATACAGAAACTACATGATAAGTATGTAGGTGAAGGCTTTGAAGGCATAGTTATTCGTGACCCATCTAAAGTATATAACTTTGGTGGTAGAACTAATGCTATGATTAAAGTCAAAATGTATAAAGATGCTGAATTTAAAATTGTTGGTTATGAGGATGGTCTACGTCCAGAAGACATGGTATTCGTATGTGAGACTGAATTAGGTATTAAGTTTGAAGCTAAACCTATGGGTCCACGTGAATTAAAGTGGGAATACCTTGACAGAATGGATGAAATCATTGGTAAGATGGCTACTGTAAAGTATTTCTATCTTAGTGATGAAGGATGTCCTCTGCAGCCAGTTCTGAAGTGTATTAGGGATTATGAGTAATTATAAAATACCATATCGTTATGACGTTCATTGGGGTTACATTAATGATAACATTGAGCTTAATCCAAGTGATTATCTTGACTGTAATGATGAATGTGACTTGAATGATTCAGTTTATGACGAGATAAGGGATAGCTTTAGTGTTGGAGACTTAGAGATAGACCAGGCAGAGATGGATTTCAGCTTGCCTAAAGAGTTTGTTGATGAGTGGAAAAAACTTAAAGGCTATGAATAAGTACGGGATTCCTAGTAAGTTTAGAATAGCTAATCATTATTACAATGTAGAGCTTTGTCAATTTATAGACAATGGGGATAGTTTTGGGATGCACGATAACCTCAAGTTATTGATTCAGGTGGCAGAATGTATGAAGGAAGATGACGGAGAGGTAATACACCTCACCGAAGAACAAATCAAGAATTCATTCTGGCATGAAGTATTTCATGCTTTCCAATACTATTATTGTAATAAGCAAGATGAATCATTAGCACAAACATTCGCCAACTTTATGCGTGAATTTGAACTTACACAAGAATGAATTATATTGTAGTTTTTAGAAGAGGAGGGGCTTTAATGTCCCTTTTCTTTGCTCATAGGGATGAATCAGATATTGTTTATAAAGATGATACTCTGATTCGTGACGAAGATGATGTAATTAAAGTAATGGATAGGTATTTCTCTCCTGATAACGGTGAATATGTAATAAGGGAAACCCTTTTGGATTCTACTGCATTTAGGGAGGATAACAAAGCTATTACTGAACATTTAAGAAAGTTCTTGCATTGAAAAAAGTAACATTCCTTAAATTGTTAAACCTTATATCGAATGTAGGTAAGGATACAGAGAAGTTAGAAGAACTTGGCATTGATATAAGTGAGAGTACATTAGTGAATGGTATGTGTGAATTATTTGATGCTGTTATGGAAGATGCCTATGGCAAGGAGGGTCTTGAATGGACTCAATGGTGGGTATATGAAAAGTCCCGCAACCCAGAATTAAAGGCATTTGAAACTAACGAGCAGGGCGAAGACGTTGAGATAATACGCACTACTGATGAACTATATGACTATCTAGAAAAATATCATAGCTAACACCTAAGTTTTACCTTGTAAATATTTTTAAAAGATAATGGAAATTAAACAATTTGATTTCGGAGAGGCATTGTCCTTTCTGAAAAGTGGTCTCAAAGTGACTAACGGAAGAGGTAACATCTACTTCATGGAGAACAATAAAGTGTACTGTATCCCTAAAGCCCAGTACCCTAAGGGCAGAAGAGAAGAAGTAAAGCTCTACTGGGATGCTGTCCTCCGTGACGATTGGACTCTGTTCGAAGATTAGTCACAATCCTATCAGATTACCTAATACAAAGATTATCAGTATAGGTTTTCTAAATTTGCTTTAAATGCAATTAACTCAATCACCTAAATTTAACAGAAATTATGCTGCCAAGATTGTAGAGATTAAGGAGTTTATTAAACATCCTAATCCAAAGTGTGAGAGATTAAAATGTTGTACAATTGATGGTTATTCTATTGCTGTAAGTATTGATACCAACCCTGGTACATATATCTACTTTCCGATAGAATGTGCTATTGATGATAAATTCTTATCTGCTAATAACCTCTTTAGAGACAAGGAGAAGAATGCTGATAAGGGACAGGCTGGATTCTTTGAAGATAACTGTAGGGTAAAAATAATTAAACTACAAGGTTATCCTTCTGAAGGATTTATTACTCCTATTACATACCTGTACAACTGGCTTACCGCAATAGGTAAGAACAGTGAGATTGTACACAAGGTGGCTCCTGGAACAGAGTTTGACTCTGTAGACAATGAGATTGTATGTAGGAAATATGTTCCCAAGCGTGCATATACTCCTGGTCAACCAAAGGTTGGAGGTAAGATAACAAGGAATTTAAAGAAGGTAAAGAAAGTAATTGATACCCAATTTAGGTTCCACTATGACACTACTCTTATTAAGAAGTGCCCATCTGTTATTCATCCTAATGACATTATTAGTATTACTGCTAAGGTTCATGGAACCTCTGGTATATCTGCTTATGTACTATGCGAACGACCTAAGAAATGGTATGAAAGAGTATTTGAGTTCCTAACTCGTAAAGAGATAGATGATACTCGATATGATTATCTATGGTCTTCTCGTTCCGTAGTTAAGAATCCATATTATAATGAAACTACTAATGGTGGTTTCTATGGAGTAGATGTATGGAAGTTTGCTGATGATGTTGTTAGACCTCATTTACAGAAAGGTATGACAGCTTACTATGAAATAGTAGGTTATCTTCCTAATGGTGGTGCAATCCAAAAGTTAGGTGGTAAAGCATTTGACTATGGGTTTGAACCTCCGAAGAGTGTTGAGGAGTATAAGTATGGAGAAAACTTTGGAGTACAAATCTATCGTTTGACCTATACTAATCCTGATGGACGTGTATATGAGTTTAGTGCTCGTCAAGTACAACAATGGTGTACTAAAGAAGGCTTGAAGCCTGTAGAAGAATATTACTATGGCTATGCTAAAGACTTATATCCAGAACTGTCTCTGACAGAACACTGGAATGAGAACTTCATTCAGAAGTTAGCTAGTGACAAGAATTTCTTCATGGAGTGTGAATCTCCAACTTGTAATAACAAAGTTCCGCATGAGGGAGTTGTTATTAAGATTGAAAACTCTCTATCCGAAGCATATAAGCTGAAGTGTATTAAATTCTTAGAAGGAGAATCTAAATCACTGGATAAGGGTGAAGTTGATATTGAAACTGAATCATAAGGTGAAATTTAAACTTGAATATGTAATGGAAGTGGACGACTTGGAATTGCTTGAGACAGTTAATGACTATCAAAGGCGTTCTGATGAACCCACTTTCAATACATTAGACGACATTCCAGAGGCTTTAATGATTGAAGCCTTAGATGAAGCTAATTATATAGAAGATGAAATTAATGACTATATGATGATTGAAGACATTAAAATTTCTAAATTATGAAAAGGTTTCTAATTCACGTTGATACTAATTGGTGTGGTGAAGAAGACACATTCAGAGCAGTTGCTGAGTCAGAGATAGAGTTATGGGATATAGCTGAACAGTTAGCCTATGATAATTTCTATTCTTTTGGTCATGACCAGGACATAGCTGAGGAAGAAGGCTATGACCCAGATGAAATGACTGACGAGGATTGGGATGAAATGTGGAGTAGGATAGATGAAACTGCCTACTATAGTTTTTCCATAGAGGAATGCGAAGATGATGAGGAATGGAATGAGTACAGTGGAGAAATCTATGGGAAGGACAGTTGATATAACTACTCTTCCTAACCATATCAACAATGAACACGTCCATATCTTTAGATGGCTAGATGGTTGTGGCTGGACTATCAAATGTGGTAATATCCACATTGAATCTAGAAATATTGAGGATGCTATTATGGACTTCCTTAAATTTACTAGTGAACTAGACATAGTACATGAGCATAGAGGATATGGATTAGTAGGAAAGGTGGGAGTATTCCGCAAAACTATTGATAATCATGGGTATTTCTATTGAAATGTTTAAGTTTTATGAAGTAGGTGGTAAGATTAGAGATGAACTCTTAGGTCTTACTAATAAGGATGTTGATTACGTAGCTGTGCCTACTGAGGCGTGTTATAGTAGTATTCATCCTCGTGAGTCTCAACCCCCTCCTGCTAGATTAGTATTTCAAGCACTAAAGAGTTATTTAGAAGAACAGAAATTCGAAATCTTCTTAGTAACTCCAGACTGCTATACAATCCGAGCTAAATTCCCAGAGGGCTATAAGTATCAAGGAGTAGCTGACTTTGTAATGGCTAGAAAGGAAGTAGGATATATTCCTAATACCAGAACTCCAATAGTTGAGCCAGGAAATCTCTATGATGATTTATCACGTAGGGATTTTACTGTTAATGCTTTGGCTAAAGACCCTGACACTGGTGAAATCATTGACTATTTTGGTGGTAAGGAAGATATAACCAAAAGGCTACTAAGAACCCCTCTTGACCCTTATATCACGTTCGATGATGACCCATTACGAATATTAAGAGGTATAAGGTTTGCAATCACCAAAAGGTTTGATATTTCTTATACCACTTGGTCGGCAATAAAAGCTTATGATTATGAGTCCAAAATGTATGTGGTATCAGAAGAGAGGATTAGGGAGGAGTTAGTGAAGTGTTTCAAATGTGATACCCTCTTAACTCTAGAGTTCCTAAATCGTATTCCCCAGCTTAGAGATTACATTTTTAAGAATACTAATTTATGGCTAAAGCCAACTAGTGAGAAATAGTGGAAACTAAGAAACTAATTATCTGTAGAGGTATTCAAGGCTCAGGTAAGTCTACTTGGGCTAAACAATGGTGTCACGAAGACCCAGAGAATAGGATTAGATTCAACAACGATGATGTTCGTAATATGTTAGGTGACTATTGGGTTCCTAACAGAGAGAAGGTTGTTACTGCAACATATAACACTGTACTAGCTTATAGTATGGAGAAAGGTTATAACATTGTAGTAGACAATATGAATCTAAATCCAAAGACCTGTGCAGAATTGGAGAAAATGGTTAAAGATTTTAACGAGAATTATACTTATGATTGGAAGTATGAGGTTGAATATAAAGACTTCTTTATTCCAGTTGATGAGTGTATTCGTCGTGATGCTATGAGACCTAATCCCATTGGTGAGAAGGTTATCAAAGCAACTTGGAGAAGATACAGAGATTTTATTATCCGAGAAGACATTAACAATATGCTAAAGAGAGCACCTAAACACGTAGACGGAGGACGTCCTGTCATATTAGTTGATATGGATGCTACTTTATGCCTAAATACATCAGGTAGACCTTATTATGGAGAAGGTGCAGCTGAGGGTATGCTGGATGATGTAGCCATAGAAGGAACTTGTGCTCTTGTTAGGCGTATGTATGAGAAGTGCAAAGTCTTTATTGTTACTGGTAGAGAAGGCACTCCAGAGATTATAGCAGCTACTAAGAAATGGTTGGCTATGCACGATATTGCTGTAGATGAATTATTCTTTAGACCAGTTAAGGATTATAGTCCTGGAGCTGATTGTAAGAAGAAAATCTATAAAGACAATATCGAGGGTAAGTATAATGTTCAATTTGTTCTTGAAGACAATTACAAATGTGTCAAGATGTGGAGAGAACAGGGCTTACTATGTCTTCAGCCTAATGAAGGGAAATTCTAATGGCAATGTTAGTAGGACAACTGATTGAAATCCTCAAGCAATTTGACCAAGATAGGGAAGTTATGATTCACACTCTAAGTGGTCAGAATGCTGAAGTTAAAGGATATTTCCCTAAAGATGATGAATACTTTTATCTAACTGACTTGGATGTAGTTCCAAGAGACTAGCTTATGGATGATGTTAAAAAGAGGTTTCTAACCAATACTGATGAAACTGGAAGATTTATTGTTAAATCCTTAACTACTGGTAAGACATACTATGTTGAACCAATAGGTAATGGACATCCAGCAGATTGGGGAGATATTAATCCTGCAACTAAGAAGATTGAAGGGGACTATGGTCAGAAATATACTGGCTGTGTATCTGAAAAAGATTCTTTGATAACTCCAGAAAATGGATTTAAAATCATTGAAACTCTTGAAGCTGGTGTCAGTCCGCTTAGTGCAATATATCAAAGAGATTTGGAATATGAAAAACTAATGAATAAGGCAAATGAGGTTCAAGGGTGATATTATCATAACAGACCCATGTTATATAATTAAAAGTCCAGAAGATTATGCGAAGGAATTAGGTATACCTTTCCCAGCATATCCTAAATACACTGAAGATATAAAAGCTTATGATAAAGCAATGAGCGAGTATCGCTCCTTTACAAATAAGTATGATGATTGGGGAAAGTGTGACTATGGCGATAATATGGGAGTACTAGGTTTTAGTAACTATATTTCCGAATCAACTATCTATGGTGATTGGAGTTGTACTACTTGGTCTACTCCTCGTAAAGATGTAGCTGCACAGTTAGAAGAGCTTTGTGAACTTCAAAGGAAGCAATATGAATTAAGAAAACAGTATGGTGAGGACTCTGTTCAAAGTAAAATCTACGATGATAAGATGTTCAGTGCTACTGTCGATTTGAAGAATATTGGAGGATTTTGTGCAGATGCTGGTATGGTTGCCGTATTCTTATTGGATGAGGTATTAAAGTACAATCCGAACTTTGATTATCATATCAATAGACTATGGACAACTACACTGATTAAGGACTTTGATGGTGAAGTAGAATACTATATTGATGATGCTGAGGGAGAAGCTCACATCATTGGTACTGGTAATGTAAACTTCTTCACTACACAAACTGGATTCTGATTATGGAATTTCAATTGTACGAGGATGTAAAGGTAGCTACTTGGCGTAGATATACCTATGACGTAGAAGCTGAAACATTAGAGGAAGCTGTAAAGCTGGTTAAGGATGGAGACGTGGATTGTACTGATATGGAAGAGTTCTACGAGGACGATGATTATCTGAGTCCACAGGAGAATGGAGGTCGTGCCACTCATGAAATCTACTCAGCTAAAGATGATGTATTACTATATTCAAATAAGGGTGAATGTACAAGTTTAATGGGGGAAATGGGGCTGTAGTCTGTGATGGCTGCAGCGTCATTATGGAGCAGAATATTCCATTCGATAGGTATCGTAAGGAACATAGTGGTTACGACTTCTGTGAACGATGTCTAAGTGGTCTTACAGTAGTTGATAACTTTGACCAGATAGAGAATATCTTGGAGTTTAATAACCAAGATGAGTTCTATTTCTTACAAATTATTCAACGTAAGAAGGATGGAAATATTACTCAAATAGGTAACAATGGTTATAGAACTGTTAAAACTTACTATATCTTTAGTAAGGAACAATTCTTAACTAAGAAAGAGAAGATTAAAGAGCTTTGTTTAAAGAACAATGCTAGAGCATATATCCACCTTAATAGGAGGAATGCAGAAGAGGTGGCTTTGGCTTCAATCCAGCAGTATGCTAAACTAGTCTCAGAAGGTAACTCATATCAGGGTTATAGAGTATGGGATAGTGCTTGTGGTGGAACTAGAGCTAGAGGATACAAACCATTGTGGGTAGTTGATGTGGACTCTAAAGACCCTGAATATCTAAAGACAGTTATTGAAATTATCAATAGTTGTAGAGGTGTTTCTGAGCAAAAGGTCATGCATACAATACCTACACTACATGGTTATCATCTTATAACTATAGGATTTGATGTTCAACAATTCCAGCAACAGCTGGCGGTTAGGAATATGGATTCTATTGATATACAGAAAGATAATCCGACTCTGCTATATTATGCAACTGTTTAAGGCTTAGAAATAAGTACTGTATTAGATTACTCGTTAGGATTTATAAAAGCAAAACACAATGAGTAATTTACCGTTAGGGGCTGAGAATGACCCTTTTGCTCCTTACAATGTTAAGGAAGAAACGTTTAAATTTGATTTAGGTGTTAAGGGTATTGCATGGTATGAGTACTATGGTTTCCTGGACACAGATGAAGCTAGAGAAGACATCAAACAACGTCTTGTTGCAGCTTTATCACAGCTTGGAGATATTGATATTAAGGATGTAGACATATCTATATATTAATGATATATTTAGTAACCAAGCAGCAGTCTCTCTGGACATCTGACAGATATAAAGTCATTAGTGCAGAAGAGGCTTTAGAATTATTAGCACCTCTCAGCGTAGTAGAGCTGGATACTGAAACTATGGGTTTGGACCCGTATACTAAGGAACTGTTAACCGTTCAACTTGGTTGTGCAGAATTTCAAGTAGTTATTGACTGTACATCTGTGGATATACACCTGTTTAAGGAGTATATGGAAAATCCTCAAAGAATGTTCTTGGGCTGGAATATTAAGTTTGACTTGAAGTTCCTATACCATCAAAGAATTGTTCCATTAAGGGTTTATGATGGTTATCTAGCCGAGAAGCTATTATGGTTAGGCTATCCAGCAGGTATGCATGAGATGAGCTTGAAGGCTGCCAGTATCAATTATCTAGGAGTAGATATGGATAAGTCTGTACGAGGTAAGATTATACAGACTGGACTAACAGAAGATGTTATTGTGTATGCTGCAGGAGATGTCTCTTATCTGGGTAAGATTAGAGATAAACAACTTATTGAATTAGAGAAGAAAGGCTTATTAAAGGCTATTGACTTTGAGAATGAGTTTGTTAAATGTTTAGCATATATAGAGTACTGCGGAGCTAAATTAGACGTTGATAAGTGGAAAATTAAAATGGCTACCGACCTCAACAACCTTGAAAAATATGAAGCAGAATTGAACGAATGGGTAGAGGAATCTGAATATTCTAGTAAGTATTGTTCTGTAAATATACAAGGTGATTTGTTCAATGGATTTGACACTAAGCCAAGATGTCATATAAATTGGACTAGCTCCCAGCAAGTAATCCCGTTATTTGAGGAATTGGGATTAAACCTTAAAGTATTGGATAAGAAGACTAAGCACTACAAGAAGTCTGTGGATATTAAAGTGGTAGAACCACAGGCATCTAAAAGTCCTCTGATTCCAATATACATAAAGTATAAGAAAGCTGCAATCATTGTTAATACCTTTGGTCAGAAGTTCTTAAACTTGATTAATCCTGTAACTGGTAGAATCCATGCCAATTTCAACCAGTTAGGAACTGATACTGGAAGGTTAAGTTCAACAGAACCTAATCTACAGAATTTACCACATGATGCTCAAACTAGAGCTTGCTTCGTATCTGATAAGGGTAATAGATGGATTTCTGCTGACTATAGTGGTCAAGAATCCTATCTAATGGCATCTATGGCTAACGACGAAGCTATGTTGGATGAACTTATTAATGGTAGTGGCGACTTACATAGTCTAACCGCCAAGATGGTATTCCAACAAATCCCAAGAGATATGCCTCTAAAGGATATTAAGAAGAATTTTAAAGACCTAAGACAAGAAGCTAAAGGATATGAGTTCTGTTTCAATTATGGTGGACAGGATAGTACCTTAATAAGGAATTATGGTCTTGATGCTAAAAGGGCTAAGGAAATCTATGAGAACTATATGTCTGGTTTTGCTGGATTGAAGAGGTATCAAGATTTCAGAAGAGTAGATGTAATGCGCAAGGGTTATATCTTATTAAGTAAGATTACTGGACACAAGGCATATATCTATGATTATGACGAGCTTAAAATGCAGATGGAAAAACAAGATGACCCTGATTTCTGGGCATATTATAGAGAAATGAAGCAGGAAAATCCTGAGTGCGATACAGTACAAGGTGTCAGGCGGTTAGCCAGACGTAAAGCTGAGTCTGAGAAGCAATCTATTAATTATCCGATTCAGGCTGCTGGTGCATTGTGTTTTAAGTTAGCATCTATAAAGCTATTCAACTGGTTATTGAAGAATGGCTTGTTATTTAAGGTTAAATATTGTATTCCAGTACATGATGAAATTAACCTTGAAGCTCCAGATGAAATTTCAGAAGAAGTTGCAGATATATTAGTTAAGTGCATGGTAAGTGCAGGTAAACCATTCTGTACAAGAGCACATTTAGGTGCTGATGTGGAGATTGGAGACCATTGGATTCATTAATATGGGTAAGTATATAGACTTGTGTACAGTAATTGATGTAGAGCCTGAAGTGTCTCAGGTTCTAGGTCTTATTGAAGATGAAGACCTCTTAAGTGAGTTCTGGCAGAGAATGGATGAAGATTTCTTTAGAGTCTTCGTTGAAGATTACTGTAAGGATAGTGATATTCGTATCATAAAGAAGATAATTGATGAGGTGTGTCAAGAAGAATCTGAAGAGGATTGATGCACACTGAGATAGAAAGAAAATTCATAGTTACTGACAGTACTTTTAAACAGAGTGCTGTCAGAATTATGGATATTCGTCAGGGATATGTAGGAACTTCTAGCAATGGAGAAGCTAGAGTATCTATAAGAGATGAGAAAGCATGGGTTATCATAAAGTCCAACGGATGTTTAGCAAGATTAGAGTATGAAATTCCAATTCCTAAAAAGGATGCAGAGGAATTGCTCTCATTTACTTGCGACAGAGTAATCCATAAAACTCGTTATATTATTCCATGTGAGGATAGTATGCTTAAATGGGAAGTTGATGAGTTTCATGGTGAGGATGAAGGATTAATCATTGCTGAGATAGAGTTACCACGTAAGGATATGCCATTTGAAAAACCTCAATGGCTTGGTAAAGAAGTAACACAAGATACTACTTATTATAACTCTACACTCTCTAAAACATCTTGGAAAGCTATTCAGAAGTCTCGTGCTGAAGCTAAAGCTTGGGATGATTGGAGGGACTCATTAGTTAAGAAATGAAATATAGGAAGAAACCAGTAGTCATTGAAGCTATACAATTCATAGATAATGCCGACCGCATTATAGAAATTCAAGAGTTTCTAGGAGGAGATACCATAGTGATAAGCTATGAGGATGCAGACAATCCTTATATGTATATTGAAACTCTTGAAGGTACTATGAAAGCCTCTGTAGGAGATTATATCATTAAGGGAGTGAATGGAGAGTTCTATCCTTGTAAGCCAGATATATTTGAGAAAACTTACGAAGAGGTAGCTGAATGAGACTGATAAAACCATCATTTGAAATACTAGAACAAAAGCCTGGATTAGATGGGCTGTTACAACATATAGAAAGATGTGGTAGGACTTGTTATAAGTCAGAAGACAAGATTACTGAAGAGAGTGCTCCTAAGTTTGTAGATATGCTTGTCAAACGTGGTCATACTGCAATGGTTGAGCATGGTACTGTATACCTAAAGTATAGTATAACATTGGAAGGCTCCATGAATATGGCTAACAAATACCATTTCAACAAGTATTCTACAGTAACTATAGGTAATGAACCTTTGTGTGGTGGTGAGCCACAGGAATATAAGGATAAGTTCGATGGGCATACATGTGCATATATTACTACTAATTACAGGGTATTATTGCAAAATGATTGGCTTGATGACCTTAAATACCAATGTGAGCCAACAGAGCACCACGTTAAACGTATAACTGTTAAGTTTACTTGTGATAGGGGAGTTAGTCATGAGTTCGTAAGGCATAAATTACTTTGTGCCGCCTAATGGTAACATTAGGGCAATAACCCAGTGAATTGCTGGAAGGCTAAAATTTAATATTTATTAACAAAATTTGATAGGGTAATTTAATTTTATTTAGTATCTTTACATGAACTTAAAAGTGTAAAGGACATGAAAAAATTAAATTGTAAACTCGGTGATACATTCGGAAATTGGACTGTGATTGATGATAACACATTCGTTAAGAGCGGTCATACGTATGTTAAAGTACAATGTAAATGTGGTAAGATAGAAGATAAATGTCTAAGTGATTTGGTAAATGGCAGAACTAAAAGCTGCAGAAGTTGTGCAGCTCGTGCTAGAGGTGCTTCAATTAAAATTGGAGATAAATATAAAAGCTGGACAGTAATTGGAGGACCAAAATTATCTGATTATGGTAGCCAGTTATACGAAGTACAATGTGATTGTGGTACTGTAAAATGGGTTCAGGCTAACGAACTTACTAATCCTAACCGTAACTTTAAGTGTGCTAAATGTGCTGCTAAAGAAAGAGGAGCTGCTCAGGCAGAACGTAATGGTAAGGTAGGAGAACTAACTCTAACTAGATTTACTAAATTACAACGTTCGGCTGAGAGAAGGAATATAGAGTTCCTAGTATCTTTAGAATATCTAAGTAACCTGTACGAATCTCAAAACCGTATATGTGCAATAACTGGTAGACATATTGACTCTATAGATGAAGCATCTTTGGACAGAATAGACTCATCTAAGGGATATATTGAAGGAAACGTACAGTGGACTACTTATCAAGCTAATGTAAGTAAACACACTATGACAATGGAAGAATTGTATCAATTTTGTAAAGATGTATTAAATCATGCTAATCAGCAGCCAAGCCAACCTTTAACAAAGTTGGAAGGTTCAGAGACTAATAGTTGAAACTTTATGGAAAATATTATAGTAAATTGTAAAGAGTGCCCAGATTGCTGTGCCTTTTTAGAAGGGAAAGATTATGAGTGGTGCAGTTGCTATAATTTCTTTAAAGAATATAATACTGACACGAGTGCTGGGCATCCTGTAAAGGATGATGATATAGTCCGATACTCCTTGGAAACGAGGAGAGTTAATGATAAAGAGCATTAACATAACAAATGAGAGTATTTAGTTTTGCTCAGGAAAGCACTAGGTATTGTAACTATAATAAGGATAAGTTCGGAAATGAATGTACGTTCATCATACCTAGTTGGCTAGACTACGAGGAACAGCAATTCACTGATAAGAATGATTCTTCTTGCAGTATTAGAACTGACCTATCTGAGCATGAGTATTTTATAGACTTATTACTAGAAGCTGAAAGAACTTACAATTTCTTGGTTCAATACTGTGGGTGGAAACCTCAACAGGCTAGAGCAGTTCTTCCCAACAGTTTAAAGACCGAGTTAGTTATGACTGGTACTATTGAACAGTGGGAAGGGTTCTTTAAGCTAAGAGATGCTAATGATGCACATCCTCAAGCAAGAGAGTTAGCTGCACCATTACATGAGGAATTTATCAGAAGAGGTTTATTGCAATGAAAGCAGAGGAGTACTTTGGAGACTGGATTGATGTTATTGATAAGCAAGAACTACGTAAAGTAGTAACTTGGATTAATAAGACTAATTCAGCTACTCTATGTCCTTCTCCTAAAAACATATTCAGAGCATTTAGGGCTTGTCCATATGAAGACTGTAAGGTAGTTTTCTTAGGGCAAGACCCTTACCCACAAAAGGGAGTAGCTACTGGAATATTATTCGGTAACTCTGAAGATACTCCAGAGGATAGGTTATCTCCTTCGCTTCAAGTAGTTAAAGAGGCAGCTATTAATTATAAAATTCCCCATAACAGAATAGAGTTTGACAATACGTTGGAATCTTGGGCTAAACAGGGAATATTAATGATTAATACTGCCCTTACTTGTGAAGTAGGAAGAGTTGGGTCACACTTTGAGTTATGGAAGCCATTTGTGTCTAAACTAATTCATAATCTTAGTTATAAGAACAATGGCATAGTTTATGTCTTATTTGGTAGTCAAGCACAGCTATTTAAGAATGATATAGTAGATAGTTTAAAGACTATTGAAGTATATCACCCTGCGTACTTCTCTAGAAAGGGTACTAAGATGCCTTCTAGTGTATTTACTGATATTAATGAGGCATTAAAGAAGCAGTATAACTATCAAATAGAGTTTTATAAGGAGACAGAATATGGAATTTGCTGAGAGGAAGTCAGTCAATGACAAGTTAAGGAAATATGACCATCTAGCTAAGGATGGTGACTTCATAGAGATTACTGAGTGGACTAATGGTGAAGGTTGGGATGTTACTATTAACGAGAAGCAATTACTCCTAACCAGAGGAGAATTGGAGGCTATCGAGTACCTAACTAGGAGTCTAGACCATAAAAGCTAACTTTATGTACCTAAACATTAAGATAAAGGAAGATTTCAGAACCTTGAAGAAGGATACTGAATATAAGTTTGACTTTACTAATCAAGATAGGTATCTGATAGTTGGTCCGAATGGTTGTGGTAAGTCTACACTTATTAATATCATACGTAGCTTTCAATGCGACAATGCCAGCGACAGCCGTCAGGATAAACTTGGATATGCAGGGATTAGTGGTATGAAAGATAAGGCAGAAATTGACACTGACTTTGAGAAGTTTTACTTTATTAGTTCTGAATTTGACGACCCATTATCATTAGACAACATGGCTACAGCAGAAGCAGCTATTACAAATGGTGGATTCTATTGGAAACGTAAATCTAATGGTGAACGTCAGTTACAGAATCTAGGTAAGTGGGTTCAAGAGAACCAAGACAACTGGAATGAGAAGTGTCTATTGATTCTTGACGAAGCTGATAAGGGCTTTGATTTAAGGTATCAAGTGGGATTACACAATATGCTTATTAACATTCCAGCTAAGAGTAACGTGAAATTTCTAGTTGTATCTCACACTCTAATTCCGATATTGTTAGAGGACAAAGTTTATGCCTTCCAATATAGAAGGATGCTCAGTCCGTCTACATATATATTTGTAGAAACTGGTTACGATATAAAAATTGATAAAGATGAAAGAACAGAAGTTTGAATTTAATCCTGAAAAGACTTTCTTCACATCTGATACACATTTTGGTCATGCTAACATAATTAGATTATGTAATAGACCATTTAAAGATGTAGAGGAGATGAATGAAAAGTTGATTGAGAACTGGAATAAAGTAGTTCCAGAGGACGGTACAGTCTTCCATTTAGGAGATTTTGCCTTCGGTGGTAGTGCACTATGGAATAGTGTTATCCCTCGTCTAAACGGACGAATCTACTTGATTATTGGTAATCACGATAGGAAGAATCTAAGACAAGGTTACATGGATAAATTTGTGGCTGTAATACCTCAAATGCAAATTCAGATAGAGAAAAGAAGTATCTATTTGAATCATTATCCATTCTTGTGCTATGGTGGTTCTTATCGCAGTGAAGCTGATGCTGTATGGCAGTTATTTGGTCATGTTCATTCTGGACCTACTAGTTCTGGTTTGGATTGTGATAGGTTGTGTAATCTATTCCCATATCAATATGATGTTGGCGTAGATAACAATAACTACACTCCAATCTCTTGGGAAGAGGTGAAGAAAAAGATTCAAAACCAAATAGATAATGGAGTGGAGAAATCAGTCAAGGAGCATACAATTCCTGACGAAATATACAAACTATAATGACTAAATTGACTTTAGAAATCGACGGAACTATCTGTTCTATGGAGATACCTTATAATGATGTAAGTGCTGCTGAACTAATTAAGGGATTTGGCTCTCTAATGATTGGTCAGACATTTCTTGCTTGCACTGTTAAGGATGCTTTAGAAGAGGTAGCCGAAGATTATGAAGAGGATTTAAAAATAGGTTATGAATCCCAACACACTGAGGAAGATTAAAAGGTTGGAAGCTGGTGAATCATTTATCACCAGTGAGCCTGGGAACTCTATGCTTCCGTTATATAAGAGTAATGAAAAGCATAGGGTTACTCCAATAAAATGGGAAGATTGTAAAGTGGGTGATGTAGTATTCTGTAAGGTTAGAGGTTCATGTGTAACTCATAAAGTCTATGCAGTAGATAGTGAGAAAGGTTGTCTAATAGGCAATAATAAAGGACACATGAATGGATGGACTAAGAATGTGTATGGCAAAGCCCACAAAATTGACCAATCGTTAAAAACTAAGAAGCCTTGAGAATTTGTGTAACGTCTGATTTACATGGCATTCTTCCTAAAATAGAAGAACCGTGTACAGCAGTATTGATATGTGGAGATATTATGCCATTACGTATGCAGAGAAACATTCCTCAGAGTGAGAAATGGTTAAAGACTGAATTTGCAGAATGGGTTAATAATCTTCCGTGTGAGTCTGTTATTATGGTAGGAGGCAATCATGACTTTGCTTTAGCTAATATGTACAGGCAACCTTTAAAGATTAACTCAATCTTAACGCAGCCAACTAATGGTAAACTTGAGTTGTTAGATAATGAAGAGACTTGTATTATTGATGAGAGTGGAAAATGTTATTTAGTATGGGGAACTCCATATTGTAAAATCTTTGGCAATTGGGCTTATATGTATGAGCCTGAAACTCTAATCAAGGCATATAAATCTATGCCAGCAGAGTGTGATATTGTTATATCTCACGATGCTCCTAAATTATGCGGTCTTGGTGTTATCCACCAGAGATTTGACCAAGAGGATGCTGGTAATCCTTGGTTGGCTGACGAGATGCTTCGTAAACATCCTAAATATACATTCTGTGGGCATATTCATAGTGGAGAGCACAATCTGCAAACCCTTGACGACATGAAGATGGCTAATGTGTCTTTAGTAGATGAAACGTATACAGAAACGTTTAAACCTTTATATCTCGATGTCTAAAGTTGCAACAAGGGGAGGTATAGGCTTCTTCCCTCTACTGTTTATAGTACTACTAGCCTGTAAGTTATTCGGAGCTAATATAACTTGGTTCTGGGTTATTGCTCCTTTATGGATGCCTCTTGTAGTAGTGCTAGTAATTGCGGTATTATTACTTATTATAAGTTCAATAAGATGAAAGAAAAAGTAACCCTAGTAGTTGTGGACTTCCAGTATGACTTCTGTCTGCTGGGAGCGCCACTCTATGTTCCAGGGTCTGATAAGGCTCTGTGGAACATCTCTCATTTGATTGAGAATAACAAAGTTGGTCGGGTGATATTTACTGCCGATTGGCATCCATCTAACCATTGTTCCTTTAAGAAGAATGGTGGTCAGTGGAATGAGCATTGTGTGCAGTTCTCTAAGGGTGCAGCTATACATGATTTATTACTATATGGTTGTATTGGTGCTGGAATACCTTATGAAGTAATTACTAAAGGTACTCTATCACTTTCAGAAGAATATGGAATAAAAGTTGCTCCAGCTAATGCTAAAGTCCAGTACCATACTATCTATAGTTCATCGGTAGGAGTTGACGTTCAGCCAGATGAGCAAGTAGTAATTTGTGGTTTGGCAGGAGACTTCTGCGTACTTGAAACTTTGAAGAACCTAGCCCCTGTTAACCCTATGATATTCCTTGATGGTGTAGCTTCCCTAGATGGAGGAGTTAAACTCAATGAATATGTAGAAAGTAATGGAGTTAGGGTATGGTCATAAAAATTATCATACTAGTGCTAGTTCACTTATCAATATCAGCAATAGCTATTCTTATGGGTAAGTACTTACCTAACATGGTACACAAGGAGAATGAACGTGAAGTATTCTCATTCATTTATTGTTGTCTTCTTCCCATAATGAATATAGTTGTTGTTTGCATTGGTTTATGTGAGTTAGTTGATGTAGTAATGCATAAAATTATAAAATATATAAAGAGATGGTTGTAAAATCTATTTTAGATACGGACTTGTATAAATTTACAACTTCGTATGCCTATATGAAACTATTCCCTTATTCTATTGGAACATTTGAGTTCTTTGATAGGGATAGTACAGAATATTCCGATGAATTTCTGGAAAACCTGAGAATTGAGTTGTGTAACTTAGGCTCTCTTAAACTTACTAAGGATGAACAGGAGTTTATGACTAATAACTGTAGGTTCATTCCTCCCATGTATTGGGAATGGTTGTCTGGGACAAGACTTGATGCTGGAAAAGTAAGAGTGTGGCTGGATGAAGAAAAGCATCTGCACATCACAGTTACAGATTATCTATATAGAGTAACTCTGTATGAAGTACCTATCCTGGCTATTGTGTCTCAGTTAAGAAACCATATGCTAAACCACTGTATTGATATGCAGCTAGTTATTGGAAAGTTAGCTCCTAAGATTAGTCTGTCTAATAAGAGTGGTATTCCATTCTCTGAGTTCGGCACTCGTAGAAGATATTCATTCAATGTTCAGGATGAAGTTATTAAATACATCAAAGAGCATTCTATTTACTGTACAGGAACATCAAATTGTTACTTTGCAATGAAATATGATATGAAGATGATGGGAACTCATCCACATGAATGGT